TTCTTGGTCTTAACCTTTGGCTTCCTTCTAGCCTCTCCACCGCTTCCAGCATCAAATTCATTCTTTGGTTGAGAACCAGGGCCACTTGGACCGCTTGGTGCTGAACCACTTGGTGCTGATGGTGCACTTGGTGGAACCATTGTTGCTGCCATAGTTGCTACTTGACTTGCTACAACTGCTGCAACAACTACATCTTGTGATGTTTCTCTTTCTTCTTCTGTCATATCAGCACCTAATTGACCAAGTGCTTCTACAACTTGGCCAGGGTCTGATAGTAACTCTCCTACTAATGCTGCAGGATCTGCTAATGTTTCAAATACAATTGCAACACCTGCTTCTAATATAACTCCGTCACGGTATTCAATATCTTGATTAGGATCTAATTGTTCTAATAATTCTAATACTTGTTCATCTGATAATTCTTCTAATAATTCTGCTACTGGCATAGGTTCATCTATTTCATAATTTTCTAATAATAATTTTGTAATATTATCTAATTGTTCATTAGTAATTTCTTCTTCATTAACTATTAATTCATCAATAGCATTATTGATTTCTTCCTCAACTGGTATAATTTCTTCTATAGGAGTTGGTTCTTGTGAAGGTTCGATTACAGGTTCTGGTTGTGGCTCTTCTGTCACTTCTGGTTCTGGTTCCTGTGTCACTACTGGTTCTGGTTCGACAGTTGGCTCAGAGGTTTGAGTTGGTTGAACTGGATCAGGATCTTGAGTCTGAGTTGGACTAGGTTCAGGTGTTGGTGTAACAGTTTCTGTTGGCGTTGGAGTAGGAGTAGGGGTAGGAGTTTCTGTTGGTGTTGGTGTAGGTGTTGGAGTTGCAGTCTCTGTAGGTGTTGGGGTAGGCGTTGGAGTTGCTGTAGGACTTGGTGTAGGACTTGGAGCAGGTGGTTGAGTAATAACTTGAATACTTAGTGGTTGAATAGGACCATTTTGAGTATATCTAGCACCATATCTTGCGGTAGCAGGTGCATTAGAACTAACTTCATAAGTAGGAGTCCAGGTATAGTTTACTGGATTAACTTCTGCTAACATTCTAATATAAATAGGATTACCAGATGATTGTCCCCATGGTAATACTTTCCAATCAACACATATAGATGTTGCCGTAGATCCATATCTAACATATAAATTATTATTCATACCCCACATAACTCCGTTAGCAAAAGCATGGTAGTCATAAGATGCAATTGATATAGACGGAGTTGCTGGATATGTCCAGTAGGTAAAATCACCTTGACCAAAAGTTATTGTTCCTTTAGGGCTTACATAAATATTATTTGTATAAACTGTATCTCCCCATTTTAGAGGGGTATTCAGGTTCATTAAAAAGGCTTGATCTCCACCGTTTACCTGATAAGTATCACAAGGTGCTGCCTCTGCTCTTGATGAGGTTGGCATACAAGAAAGTAATAGTATGCTAGATACTATAAAGACAAATATTGCCCTTCGTAAAAGTTTAAATTTAATAATTTAATAACTACCTCCCAATGAGATATAGTATAATTATAACATTTTTTTCAAATTAATTTAAATTGTTGAAGATACTCTATTGCTTCTTGTGGTGGTTCTGGTCTAATTACATTGTTATTGTTATTTACAAAAACTTCTTTTGGTCTATCTGCAAATGTATGAATATCAACCTCTAAGTTAATATCTCGTGGTGTATTAGAAATTGCACCAAATATTGCTCCACATACAGCGTCTGCCAAGTCTTTTGATTTTTTACGTGGATGATCTACCCTATCGTTCTTCATAATTTTTAACTCTGTTAATTCTTCAAATAATAAGTCTACTGAAGGCATTACTAATCTTTCTTCGTAGATGAGCATAGCCATATCTTCATAGTGTTTTTTAGCAACTGATACTGTGTCAGTTTTCATACCAACTGCTTTTAATTCATTTTGAATATCAAATGATTGCCATCTATCAAATGTAATCAAACCTATATTAAATCCATTTCTTCTAAGGTTTTGAATCCATTGTTTTACCTCTGATAAGTTTACTGGTCCTTCTTTTTTAGGTTCCCACCAAACCACTGCATCTACAATAACTATTGGTGATACCTGTTCGTAATCTTTTATTATTTGAACATTAACCCATTTTTCTACGTGAGCAATTGCAACTGCACATTTATCGTGTTTTTGTGCTAAGTCAGCATGAACATAATATGTTTTATTTGGATCTGGTTTAAATGCTTCATCAAATCTTTTAAAATTATCTATAGGGTTTCTACCAGTCATACATGCCTTAACTTTATCTACCTGCTTAAAAAACGCATCAGAGGCATATGTGGGAACGCAAGCAAAACGCATCATAGCATCTCCAAGGTCAGTATAAAATGCAAGTTTAAAATCATCTACAGTTCTAGTAGGATTCACTACCCAAGTTGGTCTTTTTAATGCAAACACACCAGGATATTTATAAGAAATAATTTCATCTTCTTCCCAAGTAATCTCAAAAGTATTTCCCATTTCCTCTTCTGGTAATGCTGGATTTAAAATAAATTTATGATGTTTATCAATAACATTTTTTTCTAATATAACATCTTCATATCTTTGTGATATAAAATCTCCAACATATCTTGGAAATGAAAGCAGTACAACTTTACCCAAATCTGGAAATCTAGAATCTACTGATCCACGAAATGCCTTATATATGTTTTCAGCAGTTTTTCCTTGTTCATTTCCAGTTCCAACCTCACTTGCAAAACCAGAAATTTCATCAAGTACTGCTAATAATAAATTTAAGCCTTCGTGTGATTCTCTTTCAGAGTGTCCAGAATAAACTGTAATTGATTTATTAAATTCTATACTATCTACTTTAGCGTAATACTTTCCTATAAACCATGGAGATTTTTCAATTTTTGTTTTAAAACCTTTAAAGAAAACATTTTTTGCTTGTTGTGCGTTAATTGCAACGTTAATCAAGTCAATAGCATCTCCTGATGGCTTACCAAAATATCTGGCTGGATCTTTTAAACAAAGTAGTTTGTAAACTATATAACAACATGCAACTGTAGATGTAAAATCTTTACCACTACCTTTACCTAATTGTAGAATGATTTCATTTTTTGTATATTTATTATAATACTGTACTCCTTCTTTTTCACCAAGTAAATTAATCAAATCTTCTTTTTTATAGATTTGACTCATTGCTTCTACAATGTCATACTGTATTTTAGATAAACTTGGTTGACCAAGATACTGCTCACTTTCAACAAATGTTTTTGCATCTACTGGGGTTTCTTCAAAAGGATTATCTTGTAATGCTTCTAAAAAATCATCAAATGTCGTGGACAACTGTAATCACTTCATTTTCTTTTGCAATTGCAGAAAGCCTTCTCATAATTTCATCACGTACCTGTGGATATTCTGAAGCAATGTCTTTTAATATTCCCATCAAAACTTCTTGTTTTTTTTCTATTTGTACCATTTCTTCTGCTAATTCTTTATTTTCTAATAAACCCGCTTTTTGTAACATATCAATACGTCTTGATTCTATGTCTAATACTAACTTTATACCCTGACTTTTAGCATTAAGATTAGCGGTAGTTGTTGCATCCTCAATAACCTCATATGCCTTTGTTATTAACTTACTATAATGAGTATCTGCTGCAGCCAAAGCCTCTTTTGCTCTAGCACGAATAGCATCATTTGCTGATGCCATAACTTTCCATTCATTAATTAAACTAACAACTTGTTGTCTAGGAATTGCAAGTTCTTTAGATATTCTTGTTGGATCATTACCTTTTAAATATTCCTCAACAACCTGATTAACTTGATCAAGATGTTTAACAAGATCTTGTTCAGTTGACACTATGTTTTTCCTTATATATCTTATAAATCATTTCAGCCCAGACATAATGAAATGCAGTTCCATAATGTCTTCCATCTCTAGCAATCATCGTATATTTATCATCTTTATGATTTTCTGTATATAAATATACTTTTTCTTCAATTTCTTTTATTTGTTCCTTATCGGTAGTAACAAAATAGTTATCTAAGTTACATAATCTTAAGAATGCATCAGTTCCTCTAACATAGGAAAATATATACAATTCTATATTATGTGATTTACAATATACTTCTAAAAACATTAAATATTGATACATATATATATACATTGTGTGGACGAATACAGACAAAGTAGTATCTTGTTTTACTACTGAGTGCCTATAGTTATCGTTAATAGCATAAAATGTTTGACTTGGTCCCATAGGTTTATCAAACTCATCTGTGCTATCTGAATTTAATGCATAGAACCTGTTTAAATCTGGTAAATCTAAGAATATAATATCTGGATTACCATACTTATCAATATATTTAAATGTGCTTGCAACAACTTCAAATATACTTTTTCCTGGAGTTCCTATATTATAATATCCAGAAACTTTTTCTTCTTTTGATATTAAGTCAAGTAATAAATAAGACCACGTTTCTTTTGTGTATAAACCTTGACCATATGTTACTGAGCATCCGTTAAACAAAATGTGTTTGCCGTCATGATCTTTTTTAAACTCATTAGACCTGAAACCTTGTTTATTTGGAACAAAATCATCTTCTGGAAAATCTACCCACATCTGACTCTCATCTAGTTTTTTAGAATCTTTATATAAACCTTCAATTAAATTATTCCATCCAGTTAACTGTCTAGAAAATGGAAGTTCTACCTTTTCATTTTGCAGTAACGTTTTATAACTTTGTTTAGCAGTTTTAGTAAATTCACTATTTAGAGTTTCATATAAATTAACACCATCTTGTTTATTTAATGGTTGATAGTTTCTACTATTTTCTGTATAGTTAAAAACATTATCATACACATCATCTTCTGTTCTTATTGTTTTTGGATCAAACTGATCATTCATTTTCTGAATCTCCTTTGTTATATATTTTTGAAACTTTCAATAATACCAAATATCCAATTAAATCATCTAAATCATTATCTCCATAATATTCGGATCCTCTTGATATTCTAGACAATTTATCATCAATTCTAATTTTAATTTGTTCATCTGGATCTGCTTTAGAAAATATTCTTATTGGATCAATTGCAGAATCTCCATATGATTTATTTTTTTCAATAAGCATGTTTTTTATGTTGTCGCAAATATTAGCAATTATGTATTGGGTTGTGTTACTCATCTTTTTGATTTCCTTAATTCAAATTTAGCCAGGTATACATATATTGTTTCAACACTACATCCACACTCTTTGGCTATTTCTTCTGGTGACTTTCTATCCATAAGATATCTCTTACGCATAAAAACTTCACTAGTATACATTTTACCAGATGACATCAAACATTAACTCCAGTTATCTTATTCCAATTGTTTACAGCCCAATGTCCTATAGCACAGGCATCTGCAACATCGTTGTCAGATATATTTTTATCATACATGGTATTAATAAACCTTATAGTTCTTTCTTTTCTTAAATTTCTTTCATATGTTTTATACCAAGACTCACTTTTTCCAGGATTAGAATTAACTATTGATAATCTTTCTTCTTTACTTATCTTCTTGTTTCCTATATAATTTTGCCATGTTATAGGTGATACAGATCCAACTGTAGGTACCCCGCAAGAATATAGTGCTCCTATAATTGCTCCCTGAACCAAAGCCAAATCAGCAGCAGTTTTGGGACTATTCATAAACACAGTATGTTCTATAACCATAGCATCTATTTCATATAATTCAAATAGTGCCATGGTTTTAACACAGGCATCTCCAACCTTTTTATAATTTGTATCTCCACTAAAATTTATTTTTCCATAAAATGATAACTCTTTGTTTGAGAATACTGAAAATGCAAGACTATTTGTACTAGCATCAATACAACATAAGTTTTTTGGTATAGATTCAATACCCCACTTATTCTTTGTCATTAGCAATTATCCTAATTTTTTTTAATGCTTTTACTACTTCTACAGGGTTAATCAAACAAAATGTGCAAATTGGTTCATCATTATATATCGATAAATCATTACCACAATTTTTACATTTTCTATTTTTACCAATTCTTTTTTGTCTTCTTGAAATTAAATATCTTTCAGCAATTTTTTCTTTTGTTGCTGAATCTCTACATTCCTCAGAACAATATATCTGATATGTTACTTTTGGTTTAAATGTTTGTTCACACCATTTACAGTTCTTCACCTAATTGCTCCAGAGAATCTATTTTGATGGTTCCCGCATCTGCTTCAGAGCATGCCTTTTGAATTGGACATTTAGCACATACCTTAGAATTAGATCTATAATTTTTCTTTGGCAATGTCTGATCTTTCCATGCTTGACGCACAGTTCTCATCCATTCAAATGCATTGTCTACCCACTTGCGATAACTATCATTCAATGAGATGGGGAGTGTAAGTAATTCATGATTGTTTTTATTTTCATAAATAATAACACCCTTATCTTTTTTAAACACTTTCATATAAATAAGAACTTGTTTTAAATGATCTATTTTTGGTTTTCTGTGTATTTTTCTATATTCAAAACCTTCGCTTGGAACAGTTTTAATTTCACCAACCATATCAGTTCCATTAAAATGTATCATAGCATCTGCATAACCATTGATTGGTGGATCTTCGGATTTAACTGAAAGTTCTAATGCTGGATGTATCTGTTTGTTGTATTTTCTTGGCTCTGGATCAAATTCTAAATCTTCTGCAAGAACTCCAGAATGCATCATAGCATCTTGTATTCTTCCATGACTTAAATTACCACCAGTTCTATTTGCTACGCCATAAGCATCTGCATTGTCTACCCATACCGTTCCATCAAAAGCCAAATACCAAAATCTTGGACATTCTCCATGATTCCATACTATAGTAGATGGAGAAAAACTATATTTTTTATTAAATTTTGGTTTTAAATTTTTTGTATATCCAGTTTCAATTGCCTCTATTAAACCATTTGTATGGTCTGACTCCAAAGTTTTTACATCTTTTTTTATCATAACCTGTTGTAGTAAATTTTTCATTGTTATCCTTTTAGTATAGTATAGCAGACTATCTTGTTATATACTTTAATGCTGAAACTAAATCGTTAATTGATTCTGCTGCAGTATAATAAATATTTTTTTTAGATCTATCATTTTTATCAACATTTGCCATCCATGTTGCTTTAAATGCCATTTTAGCAGCAATTGCTTGAAGTCTAACTATTTCTATTGTTGCAACATTAATAGGAATATCTGGCTTTACTATTACCTTTGCAATAAAAGTTAGGGCAGTTGTGAGTTCTTCATCATTCATATACTCAGCAATTTCTACAAGACCATTAACTTGTTCTAATGTAGTTTTATTATTTTCAGTTTGTAACACCAAAGCCTCCATTATCTTCTGGTTCTATTCCTAAAAGCAAGCCCTCTTCGTGATATTGTTCCCAACTTTTTTGAAATCTTGGATGTTGATTTAATTCATCAATATATTTTTTTCTTACTTCTGGATGGTGTTCATTGTCTAAAGGATTTTCATCTCCTGTAAATCTATAATTATCTGGAGGACAATAATCAAAACTAACTATCTCAACATATTCTCCAGGCTTCCAGTGTCTTTTTGGTCTCCAATGTACTTGATTAACAGCACTAAACAACATCGCATCACCATTTTTAAGATCATAATGCTCTCCATCAATAACTAGTTGCCAATCATCAACATTCCCACCAATTTGATAATTAAATGTAACTAAGTTTTCGTCAGCATCAATATGCGGAGGTAATGATGGTGCATACTTTCCATCTCCGAACTGCATATCGTATTTAATATAATTATAGTGGCAAAGTTTGATTTCATCTTTATAGACTGGCTTTGCATGTAAATCCATGACCAACTCTATTTCTTTTGGACATTCAAATTCGATTAACTCCCTAGACATAACGGTAATTTTTTTAGGATAGAATCTATTCATTGCTGAAATTATTTCAAAATCTGACTCAATTATGTCATCAACTACAATTTCTCTATTTGCCTCAATCACATCTCTTAATATTTTTATCTGATTTTCATTAAAAGGTTTTTCGATATAAACTGGAAGTTTAGTATTGTATTTATCAAAACTTGTTAAAAAGTTATGTATTTTACTCATTAGTATGAACCTTCTGTTGGATTTGAACTTATTCCTGGTGTTTGATCCCACACACTGTACTGATAGTCTCTTCTATCTAAAATTTCCTTATCCTCTTGTTCTGTTCTATAGTTATTAACTTTAGGAACAAAGTGTAGAAACAGTGCTTCTAAAAATTCTCCGTCTTTAAATTCTTTTTTTGGTCTCCAATGAACTTGGTGAGTTCCAGAAAAAGTTAACGCTTGGTTGTCTTTTAAAATAAAACTTTCTTGAGATTTCCAATTATCCACAATTATTTCCCAACTAACATTTGATCTTAATTGTACATCTACTGTAAATCTTTTACCTTCAAAAGCATTATCTATATGTGGAAATAGTAGTGGATTAAACCATAGTTTTCTACAATCAGATATCGTTTTTTGATATCTAGAAAAATTATATTCTTTAAGAACTAAACCTTCTCCAACAATCTCTTCAGCAACCTTAGTGACACTATCTATGATATCTGATGGAAGTATGATATGTGAACTCACATAACTTAAATATTGTTGAAAAGATGTACGTGGAGCATTTTGTACTATCTCATATATTCTATTTATTTGTTCTTCTGTAAAAAAATTTTCTATAATAATGTTTGGAACATTTTTATAACTCATTAATTATCTCCTATTTTAATTGGTTGTCTTTCTATTCCGCTTTGCTCTCTTAATCTGTGTGACCAATATTCTAAAATTAATTTTTGATCTTTGCTCCAAGGTCTATGATCAGCATATCTAAAATGAGCAAACAGCATATCAACTCTATCTTTATCAGACAACTTTTTATTTTCTCTCCAATGAATCTGTTGAGTTCCAGAGAAAACTAATCCATCATTATTTTCTAAATTAAAGGATTGACCTTCTACTATAACTGCCCAAGGAGTAGTTGCGTTTAGTTGTATATCTAGTGTAATTCTTTGACCATCTTTTTCATGAGTATCAAAATGTGGAAAAAGTTTTGGTTCATACCCATATTCACGAGAGTATCTTGCAAAAGATAATTCAGTTAAAAACATTTGCTCGTTTAAAACATTACTCATCCAAAGATTTAAATATTTTTCTAAATCTTGATTGTGAAATGTCCAAGCCCTATGCCCAACAAAATCTTGTGTTAAAAAATTATCTTTTATTTTATCAACTTCGTGATATATAAGTTCATTTTGTTCTTTTGTTATAATATTTTTATAAATAAAAACTTCAAAATCTCTATTTGGAACAATACCATTTTCTAGTTCTTCGTTATATATTGCTGGATCAAAACCCATTTTATTTATCCTCTCTAAACACTTTATCTACAAGTTCTTCCCAATCTTTTTTTCCGCCCCACTCATCTGACTTGTTTACTGATAGTTTAATTGGATCTAGAGCAATTCCAGATTCTTGTTGATACTTTACTTCCCAATAACGCATTGCTTCATCTTGATCTAAACTTAGTGGTTTGTTATTTACATATTTAAAATGTGCAAATATGGCAGCACAATAATCATTCTTCTTAAAATTATATTTCTCTCTCCAGTGTACTTGTTGGGTTCCAGAAAAAACTACACCCTCGTTTTTTTTAGTTTTATATTTTTTGTTTTCGACAACTAAATTCCAATCTATATTAGAATCTATTTCAACTGACATTGTTACTGTTTGTCCATCTTTAGCATGATTATCAAAATGTGGATATAGTTTTGGTTCATATCCAAATTCTGGAGCATAAATACACAACTCTATATCAACTAATCTTACTTTTTCTTTAACTCCTTCACTAACAACTTCCTCAAGTCTTTTAGTAATTTCTGGATAGTTAACTACCCACTTTCTTTGACCAGCATAGCCAACAGTTATATAATAATCTTGAAATCTTTTATAATGATGTTTTAATGTATTTATATGGTCTTCTGATAAAACATCTTTAATATAAAATACTTCAAAGTCTTTATTATCCACATAAATATTTTCTAATCTTTCATTGTATTCTAGTTTTTTATACATTGTTTTAACTCAGTCTACTCTCTATCAATTGGTGCTCTAAAAAAGAAAAATAGCATATCTACAAACTCATCTTCTTCAAATCTTTTTTCTGGTCTTCCATGAAATTGTTTAAACGGTCTAAGCAAAACTCCTTGATTATTAACTAATTCATAATTAGTTCCATCTATAGTAATTGGCCAAACAGTATTTGCTTTTAATTGATAATCAATTAAAGTTGTATCAAGTTTTGAATCATAGTGACCATTTAGCCTAGGTGCTCCAACGCTTGGAGAATAATGTGCATAAACAGTACTGATATACTCACAATCTCCATATTTTTCTTTTACTAATCTCTTTAGTTTTTCAACAATATATTCTGGTGTTGGAAGTATTTCTGCCATCAACCTTCCATTATCTATATCTACCATAACAACATCATCTTGATTTATTAGTGATCCATTTTCATCTTGTAGTATTGGAACATGTGGTCTATTATTTATTTCATCATCAACCATCTTAAAAAGATCTGCACACTCTTCTTTTGTAAACAAATCATTAAATAGTATATTTTCCATATTACTATTATACCTCATCCATTAATTGTTGTAGCATATCCATTTCAATAATTGCTAATCTTGTTTTAGTATTACCTTCTCCCAAAATTACCACTATTGCTGGATCAGCATTTTTTTTAATTGCATCAGTTACAGCCTTTGCCCAAACCTCTTTATTTAAAGTAAAAGACTTTTTTGATTCTTTAAAATCAATAACAAAGTTGTTCCAGGACGCATCTCCCTTAACCGTATTTCTTCCAGAATTTTTGTGCTGCTTGGCACCGATTCTTTTACTCTCGTTCTTCTCGCTCATAATCTTTCTTTGACTTGTGAACCAATCTTACTTTACTAAGATGTTTGTTTTTACACATCCAAGTTAAATCTTTAGTCTCAGTGTAAGACCTTAAGGTATTTACTATATCCTTACATGTATGACAAATAAACTTGCCGTTATATGTTACATAATTAGGCACTTAATTTATTCTTAATCATCTCTTGTAGACCAAGATCCTCTCTTACTGCTTCTATAAACGCTTCCCTACCTTGAATTTTTGTACCATCTTCTAATTGATACCAGGCACCAGTTCTATTTACTAAGCCAGATGCTTCTGCTGTATCTACTAAATCTCCTATTTCATCTATGCCAATTTTATCTCCTCTGAAATAAAAATCATATTCTCCAGATTGAAATGCTGGAGATGTTTTAGAAAATTGTAACTCCCACCTAACTTTTCTACCAACCTTTTCTTCAATAAGTTTGTCACCAATTTTTATTTTACCCTTTAATGCCTGGTTGTCCGATTCAGAAGAAAACAACTTTATTACACATGAAGAATAAAATTTGGTTGCTTGTCCCCCAGAGGGTTGTTGACTAGTATACATAGCATTAATATTATTTCTAGATTGAGAAATAAGAACTAGTAATGTTGGTTTAACTTTATTGTTTGCATAGTTTAACATCTTCCATGCATTACTAAAATCTCTAGATTCTGCACCAATTTGTTTTGTATTTTCTAAAGCCTTCATCTCATCACTGTCTTTTTCAAAATATATTGCTGGTAATAATGATGTAATAGAATCAACAACAATCAAATCTACTCCAGCATTCATTAATCCAACTCCAACATCAACCATATCGCTAATTGTTCTTGCTTGAGAATATATTAATTTTTCTGGATCAACTCCTAAAGACTTAGCCCATTCTTCTGAATATGACATTTCTGCATCAATCCAAGCACACAACTTTCCTTCTTTTTGTGCCAAGGCAATCATTTGTAAACACATAGATGATTTTGCAGAAGACTTGCTACCCCAAATTAAAACTTGTCTTCCATATGGTAAACCTCCACCAAGTGCTTTGTTTAAACCAAAACTAGGTGTAGGTTGAAATTCAAAATTAACACCTACTCCAGTTCCCAATCTCTTCCTTAATTTTGGATCAAGTTGAGACAACACTTCTTCTACGCTAAGCATTTATATCCTCCAATATTGTTGTGCCATCTTTCATTTTACTAAGTTCAAACTTATAAGCATGACCCTCTTCAATTTTCATATATGCTTTTGGAAATGCTTTTGGAAAAACGGTAACTGAGTGTAAATTTCTTGATGTATCTGCTAATGTTAATGATGCCATTTTCTTTCCTGCTTTTGTTATTCTAGGCTTAAATGATACCACAAAGTGTTCTTCGCTTGTGAATGGAAGTTGTTTGTAATTTAAAAATCTAATTATTGCAGAGTTTGAAGTTTTTAAATCTTCTATTTTTACACTTGAAACTATTCTGTTATCATTAACTAAAACTAAGTATGTGTGACCACTCTCTAACGTTGTTTGTTCTTCATCAAATATTCCTATAGCACCAGTTTTGTCTAATAATTCAACTCTAGACCACCCCTTAGATCTTTTTATTCCTTTTACCATACCCATCAAAATATAAGAACCCTTTTCATCATAATCCTCTACTTCAGTAATAAATGCTAAATAATGTGGTGGAAGAGGAATATTAAACTCTGGCAAATTTAAATATTCATATAAATTATTTTTTATTTCTTGGTCATTTCTGGGATTATCTGTGAAAGTTGCTGCACCAATTGCTCTTAATGATTGAAGTGCACGACTATTTACACCATTACCTTTAGTAAAGGTAAATTCTTCTAATTCTTTATAAGAATTGAATGGTCTTGCATCTATATATCTTTGTGCTATCTTATCAGAAATATATTTAATAGAACTTAATCCAAACCTAATTCCCTTTCCTTCAATTTTAAAATCTATATCAGAATCATTGACGTGAGGCAACCTCATTGGTATGCCCATTCTTTTTGCTTCAATTAAATATTCTGTTCTAGCATCTTTATCTTTTTCATTTTTTAATAATGCAAACATAAACTCCAGTGGATAATAATACTTTAGCCACGCTGTCCAATACGAGACAGTAGAGTAGGCAACGGCATGTGATTTGTTAAACGAATATCCAGCATGTGCTTCAAAGTCTTTCCAAAGATCCAAAGCATCATTAGGAGCAATGTAAGCAGAAGCATTTTTAATAAATTTTTCTTGAAACGCATCAAATTCCTTAGCATCTTTCTTTTTACCAATAATCTTACGAACTTTATCTGCTTCAGACATTGTCATGCCGCCAAGTTCAACGCAAGCCTGCATAACCTGTTCTTGATACAAAATACATCCGTATGTTTCCATTGTAAAGGATTTTAATATTTGGTGTAAATATCCAGTGTTTTGTTTTCCATGCTTTCTTTCAACATAGTCTTTTCCGATAGTATTCATTGCTCCTGGACGAACTAATGCATTTGATGCTGCTAACTCTGATAAATTACTAACTCCCATCTTTACTAGTAGATTTGTATAAGGAGTTGCTTCACATTGAAACACCCCTTTTGTGTATCCACTAGAAAGCATATCGTAAATATTTTTATCTTCCATATCTATATTTAATAAATTAATATCTACATAATGATTTTCTTTAATAGCCTTTATTGTATCTTGAATAACACTAAGAGTTTTTAATCCTAATGCATCTATCTTGATAAGACCAATTTTTTCAGCCTCTTCCATGTCCACACCCACAACAGGTATGCGAACATCGGAACCAGGAGAAGAACGTGTCTCCAACGGTGCGTACCTAAAAATAGGATCTTTACTAGTGACAATACCAGCAGCATGTATGCCAGTACCTCTAATACGACCACGTAATTGCTCTCCATATATCTCCACTTCTGGATATTTTTCTCTGAACCATTCAGTTGTTTTTGATCTACAAAATTCGTCCCAAGTATCAACTAATTTCAATACCTTGTTTACATCTGGCAATGGAATATTTAATACTCTTGAAACATCTCTAACAACACCTTTTTCTTTAAATTGCAAAAATGTAGCAATTGATGCTACATGTCTATATTGTCTAACCAAGTAATCTTTTACTTCATCACGACGTGAATCTTGAATGTCTGTATCTATATCTGGAAAATCATTTCTTTCTGGATTTATAAATCTAAAAAATAACAAATTATGTTTAATAGGATCAATATCAGTTATTCCTAATACATAACACAATAAAGATCCTGCAGAGGATCCACGACCTGGACCAACTAAAATATTTTGTTTTTTAGCCCAAGATATCATGTTTTGTACTACCAAAAAATATGGACCAAATTTTTTATCTTTGATGACAGATAACTCTTCTTTTAACCTATCAACATATTCCTTATTATTTTCAAAACCTTTTTCCTTTAATCCCTCAAAAGCAATTAATTCAAGTTCTTTATCTGGATTTCTATATTGTACAGGAAGTAAGTTAAGGTTTTCTTTAATATCATAATCTTGTACTTTGTTTGCTATTTCTATTGTATTTAAGTATATATCTTCTCTATCTATACCCTGCATTTGCATTGCAGATTTTATTTCTTCATAACTCAATAAATGTATTTTAAATTTATTAAATGTTATCTGTCTATCTTTACCGTATAAATAATCAAGTCTATCCATCATGTCTTTATGTTTTTTAGATTTTTCGTACGTATGATCTTTTTCTACCTTAGCGTGTGTATTCAGTAATAGTTTAAATTCTTGTATTTCTCTTTGTTCTTTATCACTATGATGACAATCTGGTGTCACTATCGCTTTAACATCATACTCATCAGCCAAAGAAAGCAATTGTTTATTTATTTTTGCTTCATTATGTGGCATCACTTCAATATAATAATCATCTTTGAATACTCTTTTAAACCAGTCAATATACTTTTTAGCAACAGCATATTCTTCATTTTCTAATGCTTTGACTAGTACGCTGCTTGGACATGCAGATGTAACAATAATTCCTTCAGAATATTTTTCTAATATTTCAAAATCAAATCTTGGTTTTTTAAAATATCCTTCAGTCCAAGCAATCTCATTTATTTTATTTAAATTTTCCAAACCAATTTTGTTTTTAGCCAAGAGGACTATATGATTGTAGACTAGATCTAAATCTCCAGAGCGTTCTTTTTTATCTCTGGTATCAAATCTGTCCTGACACATATAGCCCTCTATGCCAAGAATAGGTTTAACGCCCTTTGCTTTTGCACCTCGATACAGTTCTCTATGCCCAGATAAGGTCCCGTGATCTGTGATTGCCAATGCTGGCATACCCAAATCAACTGCACGGTCTATATATTCTTCTGGAGTAGCAACACCATCAAATAATGAATAGTGTGTGTGGACGTGTAAACCTACATAACTCATCTATTACCAGTCAGTGTTTGTTGACGAAGTAACAGAAGGAGAATCAAAACCCAGATAGAAAGCCTCTTGTTCTGCGTAAGGAACTTTTTTAAGAGCCTTTTCTAATTGATAAGGTTCAATGCCTTCCCAATTAAAAGGTTCTTTATCTGGTGTAGATGGAATTAATGTGTAACTAGTTTCTGTTCCTTGACCGTTACGCTTTAATTTCCATGTAAGATTTGATATGCTTCCAGTTTCTAAAGCATATTCACGAATTGTATTAAATGAAGATTGTTTGCTTAATCCCATTGACCAAATTGCAACATATGGTGCTTCAATTCCATCATCAACAATAACATTGCAATAGAAACGAAGACGACCTCTCCAGCCAGCCTTTGGATCTTTGCGATGCATTTCTTCAGCCCAATCACGACCTTCTGATTCCATTGTATCTAAAGCACGACGCTTATAGTCTTTTGGATTAACGTGTTCTTTAACAACTAGTGCTAGTCCACGTTTTTCATTATAGTTGGCAGATTCTTCATCTAATTCTTCAATGAATCTGATTTTTGCTGATTGACCATCGGCAAGTTTTAACCATCTTACCTTTGGTGCATTGCTATCATTTTTTGGTTTATCGAGCAGGGCATTGATATTTTTTAATCCCTTTACTACGCTCATATTTCTCCTTTGTTTGTACTTACCTATTTTAGCATAGCATCTATGGAGTTGTCAAATCTATATTGTAAACCTTTAATAGATTCATCATCCATATCACCTATGTCTTTATATTTGTTATTTAATTTTATTATTGTAGTGCGTGATGAAAGTTTTTCTAAAATACGATTTTTCATATTATCTCCTGCTTCATCATTGTCTGCAATTACAACAATGTCATTAAAATATTTCTTTAATAACTCTATTTGTGTACTTGATATTGTTGCACCAAGTGTTGCTACTGCTGAAAATCCAACTTGATCCAACCTTATAGCATCAAAAGAAGATTCTACCACATATACAGTGCTTGATGTTTTTACTCTATTTAAATTAAATAATGTTTTTGATTTTGATAAACCTGGAGTATTTTTAAACTCTTTTCCAACTATAGATCTACCAACAAAGCCTATCAATATATTTCCTGGAGAATGAACTGGTATCGTCACCATATCTTGTTTTTCTGAATATCCAAGCATAAATTTTTCTATAGAATTAACAGATATCCTTCTATTAGAAAAATATTGTATTGCTCTCTCAGAATTTACTGCCTGTCTGTTTAAATTTTCTACAATATTGATATCAAATTCAATAAAATCTGGTTTAATAAACAACCTCTTATTTACCTGCTTTTCAATATCTATATTAACTTCTGCATTTTTAATAAAACGAACAGATTCAAAATATGTTCTATCAGTTGTATGCATAACAAATTCTATTAGGTCAGCAATTTTATTACAAGAAAAACAAAAGAAAAGTCCAGAAGTCATATTTATTTCCCCTGCTGGAGTTCTATTGTTATTGTGAAATGGGCAAAATACTATAAACTCTGAACCCATTTCTGAGTATATGTTTAAACCTGATCCCTCAACGACTCTTTTAATTTGTTCTTTGGTGTATATATTGGTACTGTTACGTTGATTCCCTCTATGCATTCACTCTTTCTCTTTCCTACATATATTCCGTAAATTGTTAGTTTAAAACTAAAATTCTTATTTCTCAGGTTATAGTCTATCGTAAAATCTGGCTCCATGTCAAGTCTTGGAACATACCCAGATAGCCTCATTTCTGAGATTAGTAGCCTTGCATACTCAGCCCTGAGCCTTTCAAATGAGGAGTCATCGTGTATTGTTCCCTCAAGAGAAAAATGTTTGATAGGTTTGTGATGAAAGTTTTGCACATAATATTATAACTGGTTATCTTCATAATCTTTGTATTTATAGTATCCTTTATCAAAATCTACTTGAATCAAAAACTCTCCCATAAAACCATTTCTATTTTTTCTAAAAGCACATTCTATAATATCACTATTAGTTGCTCTACCAAGTGCCATCACCCAGTCTGCATCATATGCAATTTGTCTAGACCATGCTGTTTGACCTAATGTTGGAACACTGCTCAAATCATTTACATCGTCTGGTGTAGCAGAAGAAATAGCAATAATAGGAACCTCTTCTCCAATAGCCATTAACTTTAATTCTCTAGAAAGATTTTTCATTCTAACCGTTTCGTTATCAGACCTTTGATTTGGACTCATTAATTGTAGATAATCTACAATAACAAAGTCTGGCTTATATTGATCTATTTTGCCACGTAATACTGATGGATTGATTTCTCCGCCATTATCATTAGAGATGATGTGAAATTCTGGTTTACCTAAAAGTTTGTTTGCATGCCATTTATTAAACATATCAAGTTCTATTTCACCTTTACTCAATTTTCTGTGTGACCAAAGTCCTTCTCCCATAATTGTGTATACACGATTTCTAACTTCTGCTTCTCCCATTTCTAAAGATATAACTAGTGGAGACTTGCCTTGTTTCCAGGCCTGTACGGCAAAATACAGGGCTAACCAAGACTTACCTATACCTGGATATGCAAGGAAAACACCAAGTTGTCCTGGCATAATTCCAGAGGGTAAATAGTTATCAAAACCTGGTAATCCAGTAGTAATACCAACCAAACCAAGTTCTTGTTGTTTTTTAAGATTTTCAAAATATGCAACTGCTGATTGTAAGTCTGTGACATCAATATCACGTATTGCAGATGTATTCTTTTTTAACTCAGAGGTTTTTGTTATAAGACTATTTAAAGCCTCAGTGCCTCTATTTTCAGATACATCTGTTGCAGCAGATCTCAATATATCTTTTAGTGAATCATTTAAATATGTTGTTTGTAATTCTTCAAGATGATGTTTGGTAGATCCTACATTTTCAACAGGTTTAAAATCTCTAAATTTTTCTACAACCAAAGATACTGGGGGAACTGTTGAATTTTGTTCAAAGTAAATTCTTATAAAATTCCAAATATCGTTATGTGTTTTTAATAATGAATCCATATTACTTTGTAATAAAACGTGCAACTGTTTATCGTTAAGAACTGCTGAAATAACTTTAGATTCTACATTATCCATTTAACCAATCCTTTGCTTTTTTTCTTCTTTCAAGTCTTTCAAAATCATCTTTTTCTTTGTCTATTTTAGCCTGCCAAATTTTATCTGCATTATATGCAAAATTGTTCCAACTTGGGTTTTGTGAAACTTTAAAATAATATTCAAGCAAATCATAACATGTTCCAAGGCCATATGATTCTATTATGGCATCTGCAGCCCATTGTTCTGCATACTTATTTAAAGATGGCTGTTGCTTATATCTTTCTTTATGATATTTAGAGTATACCCCTAGCAAAGCCATACGGTCTTTGCGTTCAGCCATTATTCAGTTATCTCTGCTTTTGCTTCATTTATTTTTTCAGTTAATTTATTTTCAACAAATCCATACACTCTTTCAAATGCTTCACTTGTGGTTTCCCCTTCTTTTTTAGAATCCACAACACCAAGATCTAATCTTAGTGATTGAAAGTTGCCTAGATTTAATGTATATCCAAGTGTTATAGAAACCTTGGTATTATCATTTTCTTGCATACCCACTTCTTTCTACTAGTTAATTGATTCATCCCAAACTGGAATAAATCTACCGTCTTCAGTTTTTGTATACTTAAGTATACCATCACCCATTCTTCTAGTCAATTCTTGTGGACTAGGTGTTATATCATTTGTAATAAGACTATCTTTTCTTGGTCTTCCAATATGATAAGAAGCAAGTATATCACGTATATCCCTTACTTGTGATTCTGAGTAGTATGATCTTACTTGCCATCCCCTAGCCCCACCTTTTTGAGATCCAGTAGGAAATGGTATAATTCCTCTTTTCATTAAAGATGGCATATATTTTTTATGTCTATTTACTAATTCTGCAGTTTGCCCAACAGTATAAGCACGTTCTCTTTTATTTTTAAAATCATTAATTAAACAACTTTCTATTCGATCTTTATTAATATTATAAACAGACATTATTCCATTTGACTTATTGTAGTGATGTATTCTTACTAAATCTCCATTTAAAAACCATACTTTCTTGTTTCCAGGAATTACAGGGGCGATATTGTATGCTTCGCTCTCAATATTTCCTTTTCTAAAAGCCATCTACCCTCCAAGGTCTCTTGTGGGGGATTTAAGAATTTTCTATATCCACACCACATACAATATAATTCCAGATATTGTCTAGAGTTATAAATTCTATCTATAAAAAGTCTATTGTTGCATTTTAAACATTTTAACATTAGTTAGGAATTCCAAGTGCAATTATATTTATGCCTATTGACACATTGCCACTTGTTTTAAATTTTACAACTCCATCAACTTTTGAAACTGTTATATTTTTTAAAACTATTGATATGTCTGATCCAGCAGAGGTCCCATCAATGTTTAAAGGAGTAGCAGTAACGATTGGTGCATATTTAAATCCAGAATAACTTAAAGAAAATGGTAATTCATTTCCAGCATTAACTGTACTATTGTTTGCTACCTCTACATAGCCTCCAACCATTCTCATTTCAGATGATTTTACGTCTTGTTTTCCAGAAGAAATCGTATCTATGGTCATATATTTATTTAGTGAGGGAGAAACTTGAGTAGACAGTGTATTTAAAGTATCTGCTATTTGATATATATATGAAACATCAAGTGGCTGACCACGATTTGGTAAAGGTATTCTTGCCATAGTTATTCTATTATACCATTAAAGAGATTCATTTAATAAAGAATATACTTTTAAAAAAGTAGAAGATCTTGATATTGGAGTTCCTTTTAAAAATATCTCTATACTAACTTTATTTGGTGCAGAAGCCTGAGTTACTCCATTTATTTTATAGGTTGTTGGATGTAATAACGAGAATGAGGTTGCTTCTATTCTTTGTTGATAAACCCAATCTCCAGAATCTCCTCTATCAAATCTTACCCATATATCAAATTCTTTTGATGATCTAACTACATTATCTCCTTTTTTAATAATAACTGGATCCCAGATAAAACCAGATACTCCCTGTAACTTGGAATGAACAATTACTCCTGAAACAAAGGTATATTCTGGTTTTATAAGTTTAATTGGAGACCAGTGGGATATTCTATTCTTATCTTCTGATACAACTCTATACTTAACTAACCAACCCTGTTCTTTTACAAGAAGATCTGGTAAATCAGCATTCTTTATTATTATTTTTTTTATATTTTTGTCTGACATTATTGTACATCCAACTCAAACCTAAATTCTATATAATTACTTGTATTTGGATTTTTTATAATAGGCAAAGAATCTATATTTCTTATAACTGTATATCCAGTTAGTCCATATGCTGGATTTAAATTATTTTTGCTTTCGACTCTTAAGGCATCTAATGCAATATAATGAGATCCACTCAATGTATCTGCATTTGTTATACCAGTCAAAACTTGAGAATATATCTTTATTGTATCTACTGATTTCCATGGAAAACCATTCGTAGTATTTAATTCGTTTATTTTTTTAGAAACAACAAAATATCTATTTGTATCAAAATCATATTGAGAATCATTGTTTATATGATCTACTCTTGCTTCCATTCTTGCATATGCACCAGGTACGCTAGAAGCAGAAAATTCTATCATTATGTTAGCAGCAATTTTTGATGTATTAATATCTGGATCATTTCCATCTTTATTTATTACACTAAATGCTAATCTTAATTCATCAGATGTAGAATATTTAGAAAGATCTGCAGATGTTCCAGATATTTGTATAAAATTGCCTCCGCCAACTAAAGATCCTGTTGATCCAGTAAAAGTAGAAGAATTTCCTTTTATTAAAATCATATTGTTTAAAAATCTAGGTCTTTCATTTTTTTCATATCTAGACGTATTCAAAAATATTGTATTATCAGCATTTGTTTGTAAAATATCTAATGCTGTTGATTGATTATTAATTACAAAGTAATCTTTAATTATATTTGGAATTAGTGGATCGTCCAATGGTTCTGCTACAACATTTAATGTGTTAGATCCATTTATGCTCCAATTTTCAGATTGTGTAAAAGATAGTAATGTTTTGCTATCACTAGAAACAAGCAAAGGATTGAATCCAGCAGAATATAGTCCAACCTCGGTTATCTCGTATCTTTCCTCTGTTGGCAATTCTGCTGTAAGTACAATTTTTGATATACCATCTTCATTAATAATGCCTCTAGATGAAACTGGAACTCTAAACATTTCAAAATCTAGTTCTGTTTTTTCTGAATAGTCTGGTTTTGTCCCACTAACATATGGCTCTAATGGTTTTGCACCACAACCAACTGCTATATAAGATGCATAGGAAGGAACTTGACCAAGCAAATACTTTAAAATTATATTTTTACCAGTATTAGTAATCACAAAAATCTCCTATGTTATATTGTATCATAATAAGCAGTTCCAGTTGTTAATATATTTACCTCTATCTGTTCGTCATTTTCAAGATTTATCAATTCAATAACCAGATCTCCAGTTAAAGAATCTATATATGCATTTGTTCCATCAGGACCATTTCCATAATCTGGATTTTTTTTATCAAGATCTATTGTAAAATTTTTAAAATATTCGTAAGATGTTTTAAATACTGGAGCAAGCGTATAGGAATTATATGCTTGCAATATTTTATTAGAATTGTATAAATTATCATAAACTAGGTTAGATCCAAATACCGTGTCATTTCTATCTATATTAATAATTTCCTGACCACCAATGTCCTCAAATATTAAATTATACATTGTTTCAATAGGAAGTTGATCTTCTCCAACTAAAATATATTGTGGGTCTGCAACCTTAACTAGATATTGATCAGAAGAATTAGAGTATATTATTTGCGGTGTATCTGGAACTGAACTACTCATCTGACACCTCATAACAATATATTTTCATAGTTGCCCCTTGAAAAGATCTTGAATAAACTATATTATAAACAACAAATCTTTTTTCTTCTGATGCTATTATATCTTTATTATCTAAAGTTTTATAATGTATGCTAATCAAATCTCCTAATTGAATTATTGGCATAGCAAATATGTCTATACCTATAGCATTTTTAGGTTCGATAGTTTTATCAATAACCCATCCCATAAGTTCTTCTGCATCGTCCCTTGTTTGTATATAAGGCACATCCATAGTAAATTCTTTTGTTCCATATTTGGATTTGCTTATTTTTAACTTGTTGTACTTGTTTTTAGAATCAATATTAGATTTTATGGTTTGATCATCTAAATACTGCATGCTAATATTATTAGAATTTTCTTTATAATAATCATCTACCTTTAAAACATTGTTGGTAGATTGTGTAAATGCAACTCCCTGTATTCTTAAATAATTTCCAGAAGTTTCATCTAATGTTAATACGGTATCTGTTGCATTGAATATTAAAAATTCTGCACCATAAGCATCTGGCAAATAACCAGAAATGGTGTATCCTTTTATTTTATTAAAAGTTGGAGATATTTTAGAATATAATGCTGGATATGCTTTATCAAATTTAATATTAAAATATGCACACTCTCTCATTATGGTGCCAAACTCATCAAAATAAAAATTGTATGATGGTGGTTCTGATGGGCTAATTCCAGATAAATAAGTTGACTGAACAATAGAACTTAATGCATATTTTCTAAAAGCATCGTTTGATGTAAGTTCTTGATTATCAAATATTTTGTTAAATGGAAGATCTATGTTTTCTGAAACATTTTTAGAGTAGTTACTTCCAAGAGCAAAGATATTTTCAAACATAATCTTAGATGTTCCTCTAGTAAACAAACACATATTGTTATAAATAGGTAATGGATTTGTATCATCTACTATTGCTACTATATTGTTATTTACATATAAATAAAATTTTCTAACTTGACCAATATCTATATACTCTATTGCTAAATCATATACTGTAGGATTTGATTCTCCTATCATTCTATATTGTCCAGTAAAATTTCCATCATCTACTAAAATATTACTTATACCAGACCAAAGTTTAATTGGTACTGCCATGTCAGTAGCACTGTCTTTTCCTATTTTATAAAATAACAAATTTGAAATTGTTGAATCGTTTGAATATTTATCAATATTGGTTTCTGTTAATGCTACAATTTCAAAGTAATATCCTAGGTTATTTGTAGGATTTACCATTATTCCAATTCCACCAGATCCCCCACCAATACTTATATTATGAGATGGATTTGTTCCAGGTGTTACATAATATGTCATACTTCCTATTGGTGTTTGACCTCTAACTTCATTGTTTTCTATTTTTCCAATAATTCTTAATCTGGTTCCAAAATGTTTAAATTTATTATTTAAAGGTTTATAAACATAATTAATATAATTTATTGGTTTTTGTTCAAAAGTAAAAGATGGCCCAGTCATTACTAATGCTGAAGATTGTATGTTTCCAGACTTACTGTTAATAGAATTTTTACTATCATATTCTGAGGTATAAGAACTTGATAAAAAATTTTTAATAAGTCCAGTTCTAGTAGTTTGTTTTGCTATTGAGTCGTTGACTCCAGCGGGACCAACAACAACTGTTTTATCTATTTCTTTATCTGAAAACAAATATTCTGAATACATGTTACAACTCTTCACATTATCATTATTTGTCCAATATGGATTTAAACCAGCATAATGATTTGTTATTTTTGTATCAAACTGCTTTCTGCCATTTTTTATTACATCTCCATTTTTTAATACTTGAACTCCGTTATCAATTACATAATCTAACTCTGTATAAATTCTAACCAAACCAGTTGGATACATTTTTCCATTAAATGGCAACTTAGAAAAATAGTTTTCATATTCTTGAGTATTTGTAATCCAAACATTTCCTACTCCAGATACATTATATTCCACTGCATCATATCTAATTATTTCTCCATTGGAATAAAAATATCCATTATAATTACTAATCCAATAAACATTTTCTCCTAAATCAATTACATTATTAAACAAAGTATTATATGAAACATATGGAACTTGATCAGATAAAGATGACGCTAAGGGAATTGCAGACAAAACGTATGAAGACATTGATGATTCTGACTCATTAATTGTTTTTGTTTTATTTTTTCCAGAAACTTCCCATAATAAGGTTGGTTTATATACCCAAGTTTTTTCTTTATCAACAAGTGTTGCTTGTTTAATTGATCCAAGAGTTTTTTGAATATATCTTGTTGTATAATTTATTTGTCCAGAATTTATTATTTTTGTATCAACTATAGAAGCATTTATAATATTTTCTTTATTATTATTTTGAATATTTTCAGAACCATAAAGAGTAATATCTGATACTCTATCTATTTTTTTAGGAACTGTATAATTTTTACTCATTATAACTAAATCGTTTTCTTCATTAAAGAACATGGAAGATTGAGATGATATTGCTAAATCATTTAAAACTTGAGCAATACTTTTTTGTTCATTGCAGAAGAAAAATGGAATAATTAACTCTTGTTCATTTTCAATTTTTTTAAATATATAATTAGAAAAACCAGCATAATCCAATAATGTAGATACTGCAAAACTTAAAGAAACATTAGTTAAAAATAAACTTGGTGCATTTATTTGTTCTAAATAAAAATATAGGTCTCTTAATTCTATAGAAGTTTTTCCATCTTTTAAATTAGTTTGTGGAATATTTTCAGAATATAGTTTTTTTAATGGCACGTAGTTATGTATGTTTTTTTGCGTTTCTATGTTTTCATAAAAACTAAATTTAACATGATTATTCAAATATTTAGAAATAATACTGTCTTTATTTTCTTTATTAAAAGATCTGTCTGAATCTATCAATTCAATATTTCCATTAGATGCTAACAATTGTCCAACTGGTAAACCATTTAATCCTAAGTCTGATATAGATTTATTAACACTATAACTTGTAACGCTATCTGTTATATTTACTAAAAGTCTTGGAGATAACTCTATTAATTCAAAAACACTATCAAATTTATTCATTGTAGTTACTACAACTCTTATTCCTTTTATATATTCAAATTCTTTGTATTCGATAGAATTTGTAGAGGTGTTATTGTATGATATAACATTTACCAATTCTGTAACACAAGAAGAAGTATCAACTTCTTTTTCTAATAAACTCCATCCGTATTGTGGAATAAAAGAATCGTAATTAAAACCATTATAAATATATAAAGTGCCCAATTCTTCTGAATACTTATTAGATACTATATATGCGTCTCCATAAAATGTTTGATCTGGTAAAAGTGATTCAGATAAAATATTTCCAGCAAAAAAGAATTGATTTTTATATTTTTCTGGAACAACTAACCCATATTTTAATTCAACATGTCCATCTGAACCAATAATATTACTTTCGTCAGATCTGGTAGAACTTTCATTAAAATTAATTATATCTATCCATGTGTTATTTTTTAATACTTGTACTTTCCAATTACTTGGAGTTGTTTGATTATGATATCCATAAAATGGATCGTTTATATTTTCAGAAACTGTAGAGAATGGACCAAGATCAACTTCTCCAGTATTTGTTTGCATTTTAATTACAATTCTATTTACTGGAATACTATCTTTATATACTACAAATGGAGCAACATCATCTATATAATTTTTTTCATTTAATATATTTTTTGCTATACCTCTTTCAATATTGCTTTCAGTTCTATAGGAATTCCAATATTTAAAATAATCTCTTTTGTCGGCAATATAATATCTTGGTCTATTTGCTAAGTATGAGTTTGAATTATGTAGATATTTATTATTAAAATATTGTATCTTATTTATCCCAGATCTTGGTCTAAATTTACCAAAACAGTCTTCCAAGGAATATAATTGTTTTTCTTTTTCTTTTGGGGAAGTAAACAACTGTGGTTGATCTAAATCGTCAAAACCTCCGTCTATAACAATGTCAGCATTAGTTGCGTTTGTATAAAAATTTCCAGAATCTTGTGGGTCATAAAAACCAATAATATTTTTATATTTTGATAAACTTTCTAAAGGTCTATATCTATAATTTCCAATTTTTAATAAATTTTCTGAATCGTTAAAGTTCCATTCTGCTAAAACTAAACCATTTAGATTTACAGTATTTGATTCTTCAAAAATACTTTTAACATCTTCGTTTTCAAACATTATACTTCTTCCAAGGATATGTTTACATCCCATAAATCATGTGTAGTAGATCCTCTGCGATTTACGGTGTATGAAAAATCAGATATAAAAACCTCTTTTACTTGTTGGTATTCTCCAAGTCTTCCTACTGTATTGTCTTGTTGTTTAAAATTTATATATTTGTCATATGCAATAAACAAATAAAATGATTTTGGATGATTTAAATACCAATCTAATAATTCGTTTCCACCTGCACCGCCATCAACTGTATATCTTATCAATCCACTTTCTTCTTGTCCAGTATCTTCGTCAAAATTTGCAATTCCAGAAAACGATCTAGATGGTAAATTTTTCCAACTTATAGAAAAACTTTCTTTGTCTGCTATATAAAAAGATCTCATTTTTCCATTTATGGTTCTTTCTCTTTGTTCTAATCTATTGTTTTTAATATCAATTGGTCCACGATTATGATCAGACAAAATAATAAAAGTAGATATTGTAGAAGGATCTCCTTCAAATTCAGACAGACTTGCCCCTATTTCATATCCATCTGGAACATGTGCTAAGCCATTTTCTGTTTCTATTAAACTACCAGGTAAATCTGCAAACAATAGGGCTTGAGGTCTACCATATTTTTTTCTACCAGAAAGATAATTTAAACTGGCCATTATATTCTACTCCCCCTAATTCTTTGAGAATCTATTTGCTTAATCTTCATCATAACTGTATTAGCAATTTCATTAGGATTTGCATCAGATTTAACATTAATACTTAGACTATAATTATACACGGAAGAAGACATTGGATTTTCACCTTTGTTTATTGCTCTTAAATTATCTACCCCAAATTTATCAACTGCAAATTTACTTACAATAAACTCTCCAGGAGTTAACATTGCTGGCACGGTATCTGTACCAAATGCAAAACCACCAGAAGCAAATTTTTGAATCATTCCACCATTTGCCCTATAAACACCATATTTGCTAGTTATACCTGGAAGAACATTTATCTTACTTGCGGCAGCAAACGAAGCAGCAGATTTTACTGGTGCTAAAGTTGGACCTTTAGAACCCATTACACCCATGCTCATGTTTACACCTTTTAAGTTAGGTGCTGGTGTTGGAAAATATTTTGTTTTTGGTGGTGGAGTAGGATTTTTTGATTTAGGTTTTTTAGTATCATCTTTTCCAGGATCTGTGTCATCTTTTCCAGGATCTGTGTCATCACTTGAAGAACTGCTAGTTGTTAAATTTTGATTACTATTATACTCATTCATTTTTTTGAGTATTTCATCCCAAGTACTACTTAATTGTTCTGCTGCTGTTTTTGATCTTGCTATCATGTCATTATACTTACCAGTAGCAAACTCTGCTGCCTCTATTTTTGTTCTTTGAGTTTCCCACTCATCCTTTGTTAAGCCAGCAATTCTCAACCCTTCTAATTGTTGTTGAACATCTTCTTCTATAATATCTAATCTTACTTGTGCCAATCTTGCTTGTTCTTGTAAAGGTGCAATAGTATCTTGCTCAATTCTATAATTTTGTTCTTTTAATGTTTTAATCTTTTGTTCTAATTGATCCCTAGTTAAACCTCCAGAAGTTAGTTTGTTTATTTGTGCATCTCTTGATGCTTCCATCCCTTGTCTTTGTTGATCTAATGCAGTTTGTGCTTCTGCTGCTCTGGCTTCTTGCACTGCTCTTGCTGCTGCATAAATATCTCCTTCTGCAAGTGCTTGAGATACTGACAATCTATCTCTTTCTTGTCTAGCAATAATATCATTTACTTTTTGTATTTTATCTAATGCTTCAAACTGTTTATTATATTTATCTCTAATCTCTTCTGCTTTGTCGTCTATAGTTTTAAGTCCATCTTCATATCTATCAATTTGATAATTGTTGGCTGCCTGAACTCTTTGTGCTATTTTTATTTGTTTTTCAGCATTATTAACTATTAATTTTTGTTTATCTATTTCTCCCTTTTTTCCAAGTCTAATTATTTTTTCTTGAATTTCAAAATACTTCATTGCAGCATTATATCCTGGATCAAAAGCATCTGTATAGTTTCCTATTGCCATTGCATTTTTAAATTGTGCTGCTATTGCTTTTGCTCTAGAAGAAACAATGCTGGTTAAACTTTTATTAGTTTTTTCTGATGCAACTGCTGCAGCCAAAGCATCATCTTTAATTGCTTCATAAGCATCAGCAACTGGCATTCCAGCAGCAACTAATTTTTTAAATGCTTTTGTTTGATTTTCTGATTGAGCAACAACCTTTTCTTGATCATTATAATAATCACCTAATGCTATATTATTTAATGCTGTTTGTAAAGTTTTAAAGTCTTTAAACATTCCTTTATACTTTTTATAATCTTCTGGTGATAGTCCAGTAATAAAATCAATTGTATTTTGATTAGCACCCTGTTTTCTAAGTTTTTGTGCCAAACCACCAAATGCTAATGTCTCTTTAGAAAGTTTCTTTAAAGCCTTTCCAGAGGCATCCCAGCCTACTGTAAGTTCTTGTGTAGCCTTTCTTACATCTCTTAATTTCTTTACTATATCATCTAGTGGTGATGCTGTAGGTCCCCCGCCACCTGCACCAGTATCATCTTCTCCCTCTGTAGGAGAAATTGTTGCATCCATAGCAGATGTTTTCTTTTTGGCAAGTGCGTCTGCATATGCTTGTTTTTGTACTGGAAAAGAAGCATTACGAAACTTTTCTCCACCTCCAAGACTAGCGGGTTCACTTAACCATTTTTTAACATCTGGATCTTGATTAAACGATGTCGAATCTTGTATAGACATAACAGTTGCAATTTCATTAGCATATACCTGTCTTTGATTTTGTGTTAACTTATCAAAATATTCTTTATCTATTGCACCAATATACTCTGGAGGCATGAAGGTTGTAAGAACATCGTACTCTAACTTTCCCTTATTTTCTTTTATTCCATCATAAACTTTCATTAAATCTTTTTTGGCTTCTGGATTATTTTCGTAGTAATTAACTAAATATGCAATATCTAGTTCTCCTCCAGACATAGTAAGTTGTTCATTAAAATCTAAAATTTTCTGTGCTTCTTCGGCTGTACTTGCTGCCTCAACATTCATTAAAAATTTCTTTCTTGCTTCTTCGTCTACTTCACCTTTATCATTTAAAAATAGTGATGATATCTGATCTATTCTTGCTGCTGATGCTCCTCCAAATTTTGTAACAATATTCATTACTGCATTCATTTGTTCTTTATTTTTACCAAAGGTATCTAACAAAGAAATCATTGTTCCTGGATCAATATTCTTATTTGCCATTTCCATGGTTAGTCTTATTTTTGCAAATTTATCTCCAGATGACGCAGCAATAGCATCTTGTGCTAATGGTACAACATCAGCAAACATTGTATCTTCATATGCTTTAGTTGCCATCTTATCAGCAGATGATTGCATAGCACCTTGTAATGCTGGATTATTTTTAAAATTTTCTTCAATTAATTTAGATGTTTCTTGTTGTTTATCTAATAAACTTTGTCTACTTGCTATATATTCATTTTGTAATCTTTCTGATTTTGCAGTATCTCCTGCTGCTTTTGCAATTTCAATTCTTTTTTCATATTCCACCTGTAGCCCATCAAGCATTTGTTGATTTTGTTGTAAAGATATTGCGGCTAAGGCTGTTGTTCCACCTGCTGCTGCAGATACTCTTGCTTTTCTTTCTGTTAGACCCCTTACTCCACCTGCAATTGCCCCTATCGTACCTCCTACACCTGCACCAATAGCGGTTCCAATACCTGGAATTATAGAACCAGCGGTTGCTCCAATTGCTGTACCTGCTCCTGCACCTGCTGCAACATTTCCAAGTAAACTTTTTGTATCTTTACCAGTAAACCTTGTTGCGGCTCCTGCTGCTCTAAAAGATTGTGCCAAACCTTTATTTGATTGTTCAACTAGTTGTACTCTAACCTTTAATGGATCTTTTACTAAGTTTTCTCCATTTGGACCTAATAATCTTTCTAATTGACCACTTACTTTAATTCCAAATTGTTGATTACCTAATTGATCTCCAATATTTAATGCAATAGATCTTGCTTCCTGTGCTGTTAATGCTCCAGATGTTACTGCTGTTGCTAATTGATTAGTTAATCCCGCTCCAGCACCTGCTGCTCCAGATACAGCAATATTTTTTCCAACTGCCTTTGTTAAAGCCTGTCCTTTTTCTCCAGCAACAAAAGATTCTCCAAATGTGGTTTTTCCTGTAGCGTTCTGATACTGTTTTATACCCTCTGATCTTCTTCTACTCATTAATTCTGATGCTGAAACTCTACCAGCAAATTCTGATAAACCTTGTATACTCTTAGAAGATGCTTGAGTTTGAAGTGCTAAATCAATTGCAGCATCCCTTGCTTTATCCATTGCCATTCTTTGTTGTACATATAATCCAACAATTGCTCCAACTCCAACGGCAAGTGCACCAAATTTGCTATTAAGCATAGGTAAAATAAATGACATAGCCATTAATGGCATCATTAATTTTTGAGATATATCACCAATTTTCCCTGGTGCCATAGCACCCATTGAAGCAGCCATAGATGCAACCATTGATGCAGAACCTAAGCCACCAGAAATTCTCTGTCCCATATTTCCTTTTGGATTTGAAGGTGTTGGCGGAACTGCTACTCCCCTTTGTTGTTTTGCAATTTTTTCATTTTGCCTTCTAATTGATTTATCTATTGCCGTTATACCAGTTGATTTTCCATATAAAGAAGTTGCAGATTGAGATGCATACACTCCTTGAGTTACAGAGTTTCCTAGTTTCTGTCCTGCTAACTTAGCATCATCTACTTGATCCTCAAATCCAAGTACTGCTCCTCTTGCAAAATCTTTTCCAATTTGTTTCATTTTGGTTGATGGAGATTTTATTCCAAGTTCATCTTTTATTGTACTTTCAAGTATTCCAAATATTTTTCTTATTCTTTCACGAACCGAATTAATTACAAACTTATCAGCATCAGAACTAAGTTCTTTTCTTATTTGTTTTCTTTGTTCAGGACTTGCATAAGATTTATTAGATAGGACAGCATTAGTACCTGGAATTCTCATACCTACAAGATCTTTGGATACTTGACCCCTATCCCCTCCTCTTTGTTTATTGCCTTTATCTTTTTTAGTTATATCTGCTTGTATTGTTGAAAAGGTGTTAGCAGACTTTTCTAAAAGTTTTCCAGCAGCACGAGTAGAATCTGAAGCACTACTTGATAGTGCCTGAGTCATTTCTAGTTTTATTATTTCATAAAATTTACTATCATCTACAACTGTTTTTCCTAATTTTCTTAATGAACTCTCTATGTTTTTTTGAATTTGCATCAAACCTTGCTCTTCTTTTGATCCAGGCCTTACATTATGCTCTTGAATTAAATATCTCATAAAACCTTTTTGGCCTACTGGAGAATTCATAAAATCTGCACTCTGTTCACCAGTCATCAAACCTTTATTAAATGCTGCTGGCATACCAAAAACTAAATTAGATTTAACAGACATTGGTTTATTTCCTCTGAATGCTTCTAAAATTGCTGGATTAACATCTTTTCTTTTTTCAAGTTCTTTTAACATTTCCGTTCTTTGAGCCTGTGATATTTGGATACCTTTATCTCCATGTGATGCAATGAGACCAAAATTAGCAGGTCCTTTTTGAACTAATCCAGTAGCCATTAACTGTTTGTACCCACCCTCAGTAACATCGTCTATTTTCTTTTGTGCTTTTATCATCATGCTTTTAGTTACTTTGTACACACCATTTTCTAAATTAACGCCAACTTCCTCTAAAGCCCTTATTAATAAATCATCTATGTTTGCTATTTCACTTTGTAAATCTAAAGTTTTTTGTATAAGTTTTATTACATTATCATCAGTACTGGAAAATGTCATTCCCCTTACATTTAAAGGTCTTCCTTTAATGTATCCAGGAATATTGTTTGCAATCATTCCATTAATTAACGGTGCATATTTTTTAGCCATTGCTGATGGTATAACTGCTTCTCCTGGAGAAAGCATTGCTGGAACTTTGTCTCCAGTACCGCTTCCAGGAACACTTACAATTCCTTCTGCAAGTTTCATTGGTGGTTTTGGATTTTTTCTTGGACCTGCTAAACTAAAAGCGTTTTGTGCTGCAATTGCTTGTCTATATGAAGCGACTAAACTGTCAAGTGCTTGTTTTTCTGAAGTAAAACTTTGAGTAAGTTTCATATGTGTTTGATCTAATGAAGCGGCTACTGCTGCTGCTTGCATTTGTGACTGTGTTAAATAGTTTGTCTGTTCTCCAAGTTGAGTGCTTGATTGTCCTGCTCTATTAAATACACCCTTAATTGCTGTAAAACCTTTAATTATATTAGCAACTCCGTTTGCCAACAAACCAAAAGACATAATTGCTATAGGTCCTAATCCAGCAAGCAATGCTGTCATATATGTTATAAACTGTTTAGCACCATCACTTAAGTTGTTAAATTTGTCAAATACCTTTCCAAAAAATTCTATTACTGGAGTCAATGCTTTTAAGAATTCTGCTCCTACTGGTGCTATGGCTGTTTTTAAATCTTGAACTTGTTTTTTAAATTTAAACATTGGAGATTCTTCAATTTTCTTTAATTCTCGTTCAGATAAAACTGCAAGTTCTTCAGTAGTTGCTTTTGTTAATTCAGCAACAGTTTGAGCCTGAGTTCCTTCTTTAATAACGTTTTGAAATAATGTTGATATACGAGCAAATTGAAACTTACCAAACAACTGTTCAATTGCTTGTGCACGTTTCAATGGTTCTAACTCATCTAGGGCTGTTGCTAGTTCTAAAACAAGTTGTTTAACATCTCCTTTATTTGCATCCACTATTGCTTTAATATTAATTCCCATACCAGACAAAAATTCAGATGCTCTTTTAGTTGGATTAATGATAGATGCCAAACCAGACTTTAATGCGTTTGCACCTTCTCCTGCTTGAATACCACCTTCACGCATAGCAGTCATAAAGAACGCTAAGTCTTGAACATCTCCACCAAGTTGTTTAATTACTGGTGCTGCTTTTGGAATTGCCGTTGTTAGGTCATCAATATTTAATATTGTTTGGTTTTCAACTGCGTTCAAAAAGTCAATATTTTGTGCTAAATCTTCAGATGCAATTCCAAATGTAGAGGTTAAAGAAATAAGTGTATCTAAAGATTTTTGTTGATCAATACCACCAAGTACTGCTAACTTGCTAGCCTGAGCAACTTGTGCCATCAAATCTGCACCCATCTTACCAGTTGCTGCAACATCAGCAGCCATTTTCATTGTATCTGCAACTGCTACACCATATTTTGTAAATTCGTTTGCAAGCATTTGAACATCTTTTAATGCTTTTGTAGTATCTGCTGTAGTTGTAAACATATCTCCATATACACGTTTAAATCTAATTGCTTGTTCTTCTAATTCCATAAAAGTTTTTGATGCAACAGAGCCAAAATACATTAAAGGAATAGTAAAACCAACCATAAGTTGACGTCCAGCCCACTGTGTATTTTTACCAAAATTTAATAAACTAGTAGAACCTTGTTTTAGTAATTGATTTAGTAATGCTTGACGTTGTGCAGCCATTGCTGTTTTTGTTGCGTAATCATTCATGTCAAGTGCAAGAGGTCTTAAAGATATTGCTTTTAATGCACCTGATGCATCTCTACCCATTTTAATATACTGAGTTTGTAAAGTTTTTACATTTTCTCTTGCAACTTTATTAATAGTATCAAATTCTGATTTAAATAATTTACCAAAAGTTTTTGTAGAAGCACCAGCATATCTGAAGTACTCCTTCATAGTAAATTTATTTTTTTCTAAAGCATCATTAAAGGCATCAGTGGTTGTTCTAATTTTTTTCATTTCGGCAAGGAATTTGCCGCCAGCATTAACTTGATTAATTAAATTTTGTGCCATATTCTGGGATACTGCTGCACCAGCAGCACCAGTTTTGGCCATTGAGGTATGAAAGGCTGATATTTGACGTTGTAACGCCTTTAAATGTGATATTGCTTCGCCAGTATTAACATTAATATTAATATTGGATTCGATATCAGCCATTCATTCTTACCTCTTATTTAGTTATTTATGGTAAATTATTTAAAAGTGCTGCATCTGCTAATTTAACTCCAGATGCTTCTTCAATAATTTGATATACCGTTGGAAGATCCATATTTTCTTCTAACGCTGCCAAATCTTCTGCAAGTTCTGGCTTATATTGTTTCATTGCAATTTGAATACATTCCATCAATATATTCATTGATTTTTCATTATCTTCTGCCACTGCTGCTACGCCTTCAAATTTTTTCATGAAAGGACGTAGTAGAGAAATCTTTAGTGGTCTTACTTTGATTTTTGTACCGTCAATAAGCGTAACTGTTTTTTCTTCGTTAACAGTAGTTGCCATTATTCCTCCTTATAAGGTTAAATCTAATTATATCACAAAACGACTCTTATTTTATATAGTAATTTCTTCATAATCTAAGCCATGTCCTATACCAAACCCTGCTTTCTTGGCTCTAGCACCTCTTAGATTTGTTATATCGTTTGCGTCTTTTCCTTTATACAATACTCTTTTTTTCATTTCTTCCCAAGCATCACCTTTGTTATTTTCTTCTAAATCTACTCCTTGAATTGCTGCAAAAAACTTTTTATCACCATAATCTTGTTCTCTCTTATTTTCTATTATTGAAATTAGTTCTGGCATACACAAAGATATTTCTAATTCTTCATAATTTTTCCATGCACCTATGAGGAATGCTTCTGCCTCTAATTTTAATAAATCTAGTTCTTGCCAACTTGAACCACTACTTTCAGACTTTGCTTGATCCTCTACACTTTCTTCTTTATCAGTATTTATCTTGATGCCAGCAGAATATTCTAGTATTTTGTATACCGTTTTAATATCCAAATTATCCTCTATATCGTCTGTTGAACTAGAGATAGATGGATAGAATTGTTCCATAGCAATTCTGACGCATTCTACCATTATAGATATAGCCTCGTCTTCTGTTGTTTCTTTATTTATTTTTCCAAAATTATCTAATATTTTTCTTAAATATTTTATTTTTGATGGAGATATTAATATTTTTGTACCATCAATTAATTGAATTATATTTTCTTCATAAGCCTTAGTTGCCATTAATCAATTATAGCAAAAAGAAAAGCCCATCTTGTGAGATGGGCTAATCTAAAGTTGCTAATTAAGCAATTGTACGGTCAACGATTTTTCCATACATACCATTGTCTAATGGTAGCATACGGAATGTTACGTCGAACATAGATGCTGCATCACGTTTTGCGGATGCTACAACGTTTTCGATTGAAAGAGCACGATATCCAATATAGATACGTTCTTTATCGATTGAAGGATCGCCAGTTCCTGGACCAACGGCTACTAAACCACGTTCTAGAGGAACGTCGCCCAATTCACCTGAGTTGATATCAAAAACAGCACTGTTGTTTCCAATTCCTGTTCCAGTTAGTTCAGATAGATCATCTGTTTGTGCAGCAACTGCAACCAAAAGGTTTTCTAATGTTGCTTCTGCAAATGATGTTGCTAAAGAAACTTGCATGCCATCTTTGAAAAGACGAGCAACGTCAAGAACTTGATCAACTTGAACTTCACCGAAAGAAGGTTGGAATGTAAGTTCAATACCATTGCTGGTATAGCCTACGTTTGTAAAATCAGCATCATCAGCCAAAGTTTCTTTGTATGATGTTGTTGCTTCAAACGCTGGTAATCCGTTTCCAATTTCACCTGATAGTGCACCATCATTATATGTAAATAATGCTGCAGCACCAACTATGATGTTATTGGATGTTCCACGAGAATATGCCATTTATTTCACCTCTCCTTGTAGGGGTCTATTAAATTGTAAAGCGTTGTTTCCTCAAGTTCAAGTATAGCACCATTTTATTATCTGGCTGGGTTATGCCAATCATACTCTATTATTAACTTGTTACCAGCATATGTTCTGGCTGTTCCAAAGTCTATAATGTCTCTAGTTTCTTGTAGTTGATATACCTTAAAACTATGAAAATACAAAGGTAATGAACTATCTGACCATAATGCAGTATTGGCCCTGGCCCACTTATTAACATCTTCTCCAGACTCATCTAACTGATTAAGTTTATCATGTACCTTTTGTGAAAGTTCTATAACGGCTGTTCCACTATTGTTAAAATCATAAAAATAATATAGTAATTGTTCACAATATATATGAGGAAATGATTTTTTATTCATCCTAAACATTCTGTCATATACAGCAAACTTTCCATCTGCTTGTGGAAATGTTTCTGTAAGTGCATCAATACTAGTCGTATTAGTTGTTGGAAAAAAAGGTATGCTAAGATCAAAATCAGCATTTATTACATTTGACATGTATGCATTTATTATTGCTGGTGGAAAGTGTATCGTAGCAGGCATTATGCAATCACCGCATTAGCAATCCATTTAAATCCAGTAGATTTTCCTACTGGTCTTCCACCACGTTTTCCAGATTTCATATTAGTTTTAAATACTTTTGGATATTTAATATAGTCATATAATCCAGATGTTTTTATAAAAGATTGTTTAAAATATTGTGTCATAAAAATATCAAACACTTCTTCAAATGCACCTTGCACTTCGTCTCCTCCTGGATTATAAACTTTAACAGGGTTTCTTGTAAAAACAGTTTCTCCTCCATCTTCAAAAACCAAGACAGGAGATTTTTTAGGTCTTATTGTTAAAGGTTTTCCTTTTTCCATTATAGTTGCTTTGTTATAAAATGGAGTATTTGATCCTTCTTTTATTGATTGTGATTGTGTAAAACTTGTGTAAAATGTTAAACCAACGCCACTAACTGTAAAATCTATATCGAATAATCTAGCATTTGAAGATCCTACTTGATACCATTCATAAATATGATGCAACATTTGAGGATCTGTTCTTGCATATGAATCAATAAATTCTTTTAATCTTTCTACAACTGCTTTACCCATATTATTTAAAAATATTTTTTTGCCACTTTCCACTCCTTCTAAAAAACCAAAAGAGTATTCCATAATATTTTTCATATCTTTTTTAAATTGTCTACTATCTAAAGTTATCATATATCAGTTCCTTGGTTATCTGATCTTTTTAATATAACTCTATAATATTCTGTTTTTCCAAATAAACCAGAAAATGGACTCAATGTTACTATTTCAAACAATGTAGATTTTCCTGCACGTACTCCACCTGTTTCTACATAAATGGGATTTCCTTCTCCATCTAATATATTTGTTATAAGTAAATTAGTTAATGCAATGCCGCTATTCATATCATCAAATCTTATATCTGTTGGAACCCTACCTGATAAAATTTTGTCAACTATAACTGCCACACTTCCAGTTTGTTGTTCTTCTTTGTTTTTAATTCCTCCTGCTGCAAAATAGCATGGAGTATTTTTATATAAAGACCATTGTTTTTTTATTGCTCCGTATTGACCTTGTTCTACACTAGAATAAAAAACATCTGCTGTCATTGGAAAGGCAAAGTCTGTAGATTCGCATATCATAATATCCCCAGGCGAGTTATGTTTTTAACATATTTAGATAGAATCTGATCTACGATTATATTACCTGTTCCTTCAAACAACTTCTTAGCATTAAATTTTACTTGATATTGATCAGTTCTATATTCCTCAACATATCTTTTATATTGGTCTAATTTTCCACATTTAATATCGTGCATCAACATTTCTGTTGCTTTTTGAATATCAGCAGGTACTGTTTTATAACCTGCATCTAAAACCAATGTATAGTCATATCCTCTTGGAAATGAAACACTATCCCATCCATAAAAACCTAAATCTCCATATGATTTTGGAAGACTTGGAATACCCTGTTCTATTCTATTCCAAGCATCTGTTGAATTTGGTATAAACTCTTGTACAGCAGAGTTATCTAAAGTTAATTTAAAATATCTATCGTTTTCTTCTTCTTCAACATCAAAAACCAAAACATCATTTTCGTAAACTCTTAAAATTCTATAGGCATTGTGCCATATTGGTATGTAATCTAAACCATCTCCAACTGTTTGATAAATAACTTTTTGGTTATAAAAACCATCTGTAATAAAAGAATCAATTATAGATCTTGCAATTAATTCGTTATTTGTTGCTTCTTGAATTTCTGATGCTGTTGTTCCAAGTTTATTTGGGTCTGTATATGGTCTTACAATATCAAGGTTATCTTCAACATTGACATGGCCATCTGAATCTAAAATTCTTAAATCGTAATGTCTATCATATTCTAACTTATCCAATGGTAATACATAGGTTAGTTGTGAATTTTCATCAGAAGTAATGTCTAACTCATCAACAAAGTGTTCCACCAAGTCCTCTAATCTAAGAGTATAAATATCTCCGCTTGTAGGGACATCAAACTTTAGTGTTATTGGGTATGGTGGAACTCTTAATGCTTCCATTTTTTATAAGCCGTATTCCTTTGCTACATCTTCAGGTTCTAACAATGTAATATGATCACGAGTTTTCCATTGTTCTGCTTGTTCAGGTGTAACATAATTTATACCAATTTTTACTTGACCTACACCAGCCCAAGAAACATTTTTAGTAGATTTTACTGCCACCTTAACTGAATCTTTTTTAGGTGTTTCAACTTTTTTAGGTTTCTTAGGTTTTGGTACTGATACTGCACCAATAGCACCATTTGACAAAGGAGCAAGTGCTTGAACAATTTCCTCTGCTTTTTCTTCTGGAATTACTGGTTCATCGTTAGCAATTAATGCTGGCTCTAAAACTTCTTCTTTAGGTACTTCAACTTCTTCAACAACTGCTTCTTGAATTTTATTTTCTTCAACTGTTTCAGAAACTTGAGGTTCTAAATTATTTTCTAATTCTGACATATGTCCTCCTTGTAGTATTATATCATTTTATTAAATATTAAAGGGAGTAAGAAATTAATCCTACTCCCCTTAAATTATGGTTTACAGATTAGGAATCTGATGCTGCGTCTGCGTATGCGACTGCGTCTAATTCTTCCCATTGAATACCAAAACGAACGAATACTGTATATTCTACAGTGTCTTTCTTTGGTTTGTATTCACGGTTAACTGTAATATCTCTTTGGAAGCCCCATACACGGTTTTGAGGGAATGTCAAATCGACATAACCTGCTGGGTAGTAAGGAACTTCTTGTACGTCAACACCAAGAACACGAGTTGTACGTGCTCCACCGAATGTTTGACCATTTCCATCAAGGTATGCTTGACGGTTTGCTGATGTACCACCTGCACGGTATGCAAATGCTTCTGCTACTGCGTCTGCAAGTGTACCATTGTGCTTAACAATTCCTTGGAATACGTCTGTACCTGCGTAGAACTTAAGATTGTTCTTAAGTGCACGGTATTTACGTGGCATTGCCAAGATAATGTTTTGTAATACTTCAGGTGTCCAACGGTTATCAGATACTGTAACAACTGATTCGTGTGCTCCAGAACCTGATGCTTTTGCACGGTTGATAAAACCGTTCATGATGGACAAGAATGAACCTGTTGATCCATCACCGTTAATTGCTAGGTCTTCGATATCATTACCGAAAGCATTAGTCATCAATCTTACGATGTGATCTTCCAATGCTGCACCTTCAATATTGTCTTCAAGTGCTTCAGATGAAACTTCCCAATCTAAGCGAATTTTCTTTGTAGTTAATTCAACTTTTGAGAATGTTGCACCAGCGTTTGTGTAATCGCCAATACCTTGTGCGGCTGCACGAATTACACGTTCACCTACGTTAACTTTTTCAAGTTCCATGGTGTTTGCTCTCATGGTAACTCTACGACCATCTTGAGCCAATACAGTTGCATCCCACACGTAGTCAATAAAACGACGTGCTTGTTCAGGACGTAGAATACCGCTTCCTGCATCACCTGAAGGGTTAACTGCGTTTGGACCAGTAGTTACTCCTGCTAATGCATCAGGGATGTTGTTTAGAACACCACCAGTTGCATAGTTACCAGGAACGTTTGCTGCTGTGTCTGAACCAGATGCAAATGCACCTTGTGCTTGATACAAACCTGGTGCGTCTCCACCAATGTTATCTCCGTCACCTGGTTGATTTTTTATAATTTCTTCCGACATATATTTCACCTCCGAGTGATTATCTGAATAGATCGGCTGTTTTGAGGAAACGTCCGCCCCATAGGGATTTTTCAACCATTGCTGGTTGTAACTGTACGACCTCACCGAGATCGCCAGACTTACGAAAAGCGGTATCAGATTCTACTGATTCCATACGCTTTCCAAATTCATTAACTGCACCATTTGTTTCCACTAGTGCATTTTGTGTTTGGGTAACTTGATTATTTAAACTTCCAAGTTCCTTTTTTAAATCTGCAACTTCTGTTTGTAAAGATTTTACAGTTGCAATTAGATCGCTAAAGGCTGATGTAAGAGTATTCTTAACTTCGGTTACTGCCTCAACAATAACTTCGTCTGACTTAGATACTTCTGCGACAACTTCTTCAGTAACTTCTGTTACTGATTCAACTGCATCTGCTTTTTCAGCAACCACTGTTTCTTCAGCAACTTCTGCTGTTTCAACAACGTCTGCTTTTTCAGCAGGAGCATCAACTGTGGCATCTGCCTCTGGAGCAACCTCAACATTTTCAACTGCAATGTCAGTTTTTTCAATTTCTTCTGACACTACTTGTGTTGTTTCTGTCATAGGACTTACCTCCTTGGTAATCTTAGAAGTATTAATGCCTTTAGCACTATCAACTAAGAACTTTATCATGTTTGTTTTTTCATCATCCGTTTTTTCAACGAATCCTATATTTTTCATTTCAGTTCCAGTTACAGGACTGATTTCTTTTTCATTTTCTGAAACCATAACAATTCCTGTTTCTGAATCCCAAAAAACATTTTCTAAAACTGTATTATCTCCTTTAATAACTGCAACACCATCAACCTTTTCGACTGATACAATATTTGCAAATTGATTTGCAGGAGAATCTACTAAACTTAATTCTACCAGATCGTAATCTTTGATTACTCTTATTTGAGAATTTAACTTTTCATCAAATGCGTCATCCCACTTATTCATTTTTCCACCAATAGAAAAACCAGTAAGTGTTCCGTCCAAAACCTTTTCCCATGTGCTTTGAGCACCTTTAGATACATATGCTGAAACAAAAATTCCATTATAAAACTTTTTACTTGATGGATCAAAATACTTATCTTGTTTGAATGAAACCATTTTGCCTACTGCAACTGGTTGATGCATTTCTCTTATGTTTCCTCTGAAACCTTCAAATGCTTTTAAACTTGCCTCTGTAGTAACTATGTCCATCTGTCGATCTATATTATCAAGAGATGCAAAACCAGAGACTATACGTCTCTCTTTATCAACTTTGCTAAATGGCATAGAAAGGCGAACACTGTCGCCCTCTGTATTCCAATGGGCTTTTAATATAGTCATCGTACTATATATTATAGAGCCTTTTTATACACATGTTATCAACAAGTTATAAACAAGTTATTGTGTAGATCTGCCTTCACCTTTTGGATTTCTACCGCTTATAGTTGCTGAACCGTCTGATTGATTATTTAATCTTTCACCGTCTCTAGCACGGTCTGCTGGATTGTTCATCTGCTCAGGCTTGGCAGTAAATGGCTCATCTCCCCCATCTCTTTGTGGTAGTCCAAGAACAACTCTTGCTTCGTTAGGAACCATGATTTGTGTCTTTACGTATCTTTCTAAAATTTGAGATTGGGCTATTTCGTCAGTTAGTGTAAGTTCATTAAACTTAAATTCTAATATATCTTGTTTTTCACGTATAATCTTATTAATTTGTTTCTCTAATTGTGCTTGTGCTGGTCTTGCTACCTGCTCTTTAAAGGTGCGATCTTGAGCAATTGCTGCTGCGATAGCGGCAGAATCAGAACCACCAAGTTTTGATAATGGAACTTGATGGGCAACCAAGATATCATCTCTATTTTGTTTTCTATATTCTTTAAATGATCCTTCTTGTACACCAGACTCAATTGGTTCCATCTTAAACTCTACTTTATTGTTTTCAGAATCCCCTGGAAGCGGTATATATAGAGTTCTGTGATTTTGTCCTTTTAGTCCAGTTTGTAAAAATCTAAATAACTTGTCTTCAGCATCTGCTGATAATTTAGCACCCTTCATGGTAACAACATATCTAGGAACAGCCTTATTTCCAAAATAATCAATATTGTATTGAGATGCTAATTGATCACCATGTAAAGAAGAAATAGCAGAAATAATATCTGGAACCCCATAAAATGTATTTAGTGGTGAGTATTGCTTAAAATGAATAATTTCATTTGGTCTTGGATCTGCTGTTACTGGATTTGGATTTTTAGCACCAAAGTTTCTAAAGTATACAACTTTTTGTCCAATTACTTGAACGTATCCATCTCTTAATCTTCTAACTCTCATTGTTGTGGCTGGAATATGTCCAACATATCCAATCTCTCCACGAGTAGTTCTTCCAATTTCTAAAAATCCATTACCAATTGCCTGTACATCTGTATAAACCTTTTCCATTGTAGTTGTAAAAGAATCATCTTGGTTTAAACTTTCTAACCAATCACGTAATTCAATCTTTGCTCTTTCAATTCTATTTCTTGCACGACTAAGGGCTGTGTCATCAGAGACACCTTCAAGTTTAAGCATTGTTCTTTTTGATATTTCAAAATCATATCCCAAACCAACAATATTTTCTACCTTTGCATCAATTGCAGCGTGATTTGCAAATGAGGTATCATAATAATTTGCTAACTCATATACATTCCAAGGTGGAGTAATTACATCAAATAGACCATATCCATTTCTAAACACATTACCTGGATTTATTTGTGTTGAGGATACTCCATCTCTTCCTTGTGGTACCTGAAGTGATCTATCCACATATGATTGTTGGGTTGTGTCTACTAATGCCTTTGACATCCTAGAAGCACGTCTTTTAAAATTGTTATCTAAACCACTATAATTTTTTAATTCATCCCAATTTTTATTAAATGGATCTGAATTGGCAAACATGTTATTTTCAGAATTTGAATCATCAATTCTTGCACCAATAATATAACTAAGTTCGTCACTCATTATTCTTCATCACCATACTTAGCAATTGTTGCTTTTGCGGCAGCAACTGCACCAAGATCATTGAGATTTGGAATTAATCCAGATTTCATTCTATCTAATTGCTCGCTATATTCTTCATCTGTAACTCTTCCTATGCCTGGAAAAAACACTGGCTCTCCATCTGGTTCACCGTAGTATGCTGCTGCTCTTTTGATTTCTGCTAATGCTGCAATATCTCCACGCATTGCTGGTATATTTAAAATATTATTATTTCCATCTGTAAACCATTTACCATTTGCCTTTTTCCATACATAAAGACCCCAATCATATTGTTTTTCTATAAAAGTTACTTTAGACTCTCCAATTTGACCTTTCATTTTTGGTAAATTACCTTTTTTATTGGGTTTTTGAATATTCATAACCATTAGTATACCATATTATGTTGGAGTTGATATGTATTGTTTCCATGAAGAACCAACATATATTGGATTATCATTACTTTTAACCAATAATTGTCTTTCTCCATCATTTCCAACAACAATTTTATTGGTTCCCATATAAGTTTTATAAATATTTGCAGAAATATCTCCAAATTCTGAAGAAGATGTTTTAATTAATACCCCAAACCACAAGTATCCCTGATTCCAAAAATCCCAATCAAACTCAAATGGATCTTCTGATCCTAAAACGTATTGCTCTTTAACTTCATCCCAAATTCTAGTAATAGAAGATTGTCTTTGTTGTAACCCAGTTAACTTATAATATGATATATTGTTATAAATTAAAGGACCATTTAGATTTATAGATCCAGTAAATGAATTAAATTGTAATGGGTTGGAAAAAGATATGTTTAAAAAATACCAATTTTTATTATCTATTACTGGATTAGCAACAAGGTTTCCATTTAAATAATATGAAATACCATTTTGCAATTGACCAGTTTGTGAATCTATCGCATATATCTTTGCTCTTTGACCAAAATTTCCATTTGAAACTATGTAAAAATTTATACTTGAGTTTATTGAATTAATTTGAAAAATTTGAGTTGGTGTATACGTAAAATTAAAAGTATCATTTTTTATTGCAACTTGAATATTTGATATAGAAAAAACAGAATCCTTGTTTTCATTTATTGGCATACTTATACCTCTGTTTTGATATACATTAAAATCACCTTTTAGTTTGATGCCAGAATATCTAGTTAAGTGTAGATATGGGTTAGATTTTTTATAAATACTTACAGGATTTTTTCCTTTATAGTCATTATAGATTCCATTTTTAATATATGGATATAATTTGGTTCCAGATTTAGTATTAATTGGGGTTGGACTGTCTTCATTTAATGATCTAGAAGATAGTTCTAAACTTTTGATTTTTATTTTTCTATTAATAGTAGACTTTGTTTTAAATTCTAAATAAATAGAAATAGCAAGATCTTCAAAGTTTACTGATGATGGTGGGTAAATAATTGTATCATTTTGAACTAAAAATATTGTATTTTGCCAGTCTGGATAATTTTCAAGATTTAGAATACCACTTTTTAACGCTGGAGCAATTGTTGTAAAAGATTCAAACTTCTTATTAATTCCAGTTTCAACAAACTGAAAATTTATATAAGATTTAACTAAAGAATTTTCCGAATCATATTCATATGTTAAATCAGATCTATTGTATTGTAAATCATCATAATTATTATATCCAGTGAAAAGAGAATTGTCAAGATATTCGTATGTTTTCTGTATCGGAGTTGAAAATTTTTCATCTAACTGTCCATAAGTCCATCCACTAGAATCTTCTACAACTTTAAAAATAGATGGGGAAGGAAAATTAATGTTATATTGAAGATAGTCTATTGAATACTTTTTCTTTCCAGATTGATCTGTTACATATTTTGCAAAATATTTTAATGGTACATAGTCTTCCCAATACCCAGAAGACCCTATATCTAAATAGTATTTGTTATATCTTATTGTTGGCTTTAGAGTATAACTTCCCAAATGACTTGATATGTGAGTGTGCATTGTGCTATTATCTTTTAATATACCATTGCTATCAAAATGATTGTCAAATAGTTTATGATTATTTTTTGTTGAAAGACAAAAATCGTATAATTTTCCGTAAAAACATGAATTATTTGTATCATTATTTAATAGTATAATCTTTAAAGAATTTTTACCACCAAAAAATGTTGCAACATCTTTTCCAAAATTGAGTACAAGTTTTTCAATATCTATTCCAATCTCTAAATACTCATTTATAGAATATTCTGATTCATGCAAAATAGTTTCATTATTAGAAACTTTAATTTTATAAATTATGTGTCCTTCATCTGTAAGGTATATAGAAAAGTAATCTGAATTATTTTTATTTTTAATCATAATTAAAGTAGAGTTCACCAATTCACTTGTTTTAGCAATAATGTGAAATGATTTTATATCATCATTTAAAATATTAAAACTCTCAAATGAAAAAGATGAATTTTGATCTATAAAAGTTACAAATTTATTTTCTTCATTTTGCAAACTCTTTAATTCTTCATACCAAGAATCTATATCATCAATATCTATATTTGGTAAAGAGTATTCTATATTTGAAATATAACTTTGATTTATATCCAAATTATCATATTTTCCTTGTTTCCATTTTCCAATATTTGGATATTCATAATTTGTTCCATAATTAGAAAAAGAGTAGTCTATAAATGCTGACTTTCCACTATATGATGAATCGACTGATTCAAAAGATTTAACTGCTTGTCCATATACCCATCTTTTTTTTGCAGTTATTTCTGGAACAATGTATGGGTATATAGCAAAACAATCTATTTCAAATGGATAAATATTTTCATAACAATAAAAACCTAACCAATCTTGATCTTTTTCTAAAACATCTAATTTAGATGGTAAAGAAATGCTACTATTATCTATACTTATATCAATAACTTTTTCTCCATTTAAAAATAAAAACATTTTATTATTAGAATACGATATTTGTATCAGCATTGGTCGTGACCACTCTTCAACATATACTGATTTAAAATTATTATCAACAACTAAAGTTAAAAAACAATCATCTGCGTATAAACCATCATTTGAAGATATTGGACCAAATATTTTTTTACTATCCAATGTATCAACATTAAATCTCAACCACATTTCTACAGTATAAGTATTATATCTTCCAGACTCATTCAAAAATCCAAATCCTGGAAAAATAATTGATGGTTTAGAAGTTTCGTCTTCATTTATATTAGGAAATAATTTTGTTACATTTGATGCACCATAAACTAAAGGCACTCCAAAATTTTGTGCATAAATTTTATTATTTTTTACTAAATAATATCCATAATTAGTGTCTGATCCATAAGATTTTGCTAAAATACCTTGTGAGTTTTCTATAGATATGTTTGATGGAATATCTACAATTTCTGAGCCCATTGAGTAATTATTAAATTCTTCTGACCACTGACCAAATGACAAACCGTTAAGAAAAAATTCATATGCTTCGCTTCCATTTTCACTTGCAGAATATCCTATTTTAATAACTATTTGTAATGGTGTATTTTGATTAATATTTTGAAATGTTTCTGATAGTAAAAACCATTTTCCACTTACATTTATTGGAACACTTTTTAAAATTTCTACTGGTTGACCACTTAGTACATCTGTATATTTAAAACCTATTGCAACTGAATTTAAATGTACACTTTCTGAATAAAAATAACACGAAAGAGCAAAAGTATCTAATTCTTGATTAATATCAGATAGATTTATTATGTTGTCACTTGTTAATATTGCTACCTTGTTTTCTGTAGTAGATGGTATTCCAACTACTTTATAAAGAGATTCTGAAATAAAGGGTTGGCTAGATAAACTTATTTCTTCTGATACTATCGCATCTGATATAGTCCATAAACTAATATCTTTATCTGTTTCATCTAACAAACCAACATAATCAGATTTATCATCTAGTGCCCAAAGGGATATTGGATGCTCTGAAAAAATTTTTTCTGCATAAAGATTTGATGGGTTAGACATAGGATCTCCTAGTCCATTTTATCATATTTTCCTTGTAAACCAGCGTGGTAATGTAAATCTTGTTCCATCAATAATTGGCTTTACACCATGTATGAAATTTGGATTATCTGGAAAGCATAATAGATCTCCAGGTTTTGGCTTATATGAAATTTTGTATTTTGGAAAATATATGTCTCCGCCCTCATACTCATCATTTAAATAAACAAGTGTTGCTATGTCTAATGGTCTAGAAGCATCGTAGTGTTCATGCATTCCCCTGCCTTTTTCAAATTTGGCAATGTGTGTTTTTTCTTCTATAAAGTTTTCAAAGTTTACAGAGTATTCAGAAATAACAAATTTATAGACTCTTTTTGCTACATCTTGAATTATTTTAAGTATCTCTTTATCATTTTCAAGTATTTCATTGTACGTATGTACCTTAAATTCTTGCTCAGTATTTCCAAAATCAGTAAAAGAATCTAAATGATTTTTAGCATAATTAGACACAGAAATAGCATCATTATAATTCATAAAACCACCAATGTACTTTATCTGGTTTATATATTCTTCCATAAGACCCTATCTTTTTATTTCACAAGAATCAGTTGTACAGTACATTTCTCCCTGTGCTTCTAGGTTTTTTATTCCATCGTATATTGCATCCCAATTTATTTTGGATATCTTACCTATATAACTATTATACTCTTCCTCTGTAATTTCTGTATATGGTTGTTGAGGATATACGGTGTTGCCCATTGGTAAAAATGATACTGCTTTTAATTGTCCTTCATACATATGTAGTGCTGGAGCAACATGCTTGGATTCTTTTTCTTTGTCAAATGACAATGTTACAGATACTCCATTATCAGACCAATATTTTTGAGCAGTTGCTGCAAGAGCAATTTTTTCAAAAAGAGTTACATCTTTTTCGGCTCTAGAGTGTTCTGAGGCAATTGGAAAATACACAACTTTAGTATTTGCTGAAACAACATCATCTTCAATTTTATAACCAGCAGCCTTAAATAAATGTATCATTGGATCTGATTCTCCAAATCTAATTGCTCTCATAAAGAATTTACCACCTGGACCCCAATGAACTCCTGGAGTTGCACCAGAAAGAATGCTTACGCTACCTGATGGTTTTACTGTTGTAACTCTAATTGATTCACGGACACATAGCCACTCTGAGTATTGATGATCATATTTTTTAATATTTGAATATCCTTCATCCATCCATTCACGAACTGTTGGCAAACCATGTTTATCTGAGAATGATGCAATGCCAGTTAGAGAAGTTCCAATTCTTCTATTTCGTTGCATAATTCCATTTGTTTGTTGCCAATGTGTTGGAACAAGTGTTACCGTTTTACCATAAAGGTATGCAAATTTTAGTGTTCTTAAAAAATCTTCTTTATCTTCATGTCTATTTAGATGAACCTCAACCAAAGTACACAATTCGTATGACTCTAGCGGTTGTTCAGCACATGGATTAAAACCCATAACTCTATAGTCTTTTCCATCTGCAGGATCTTTTAATCTTCCATAATTTCTAGCAACATCTAACCATATAAAACCTGGTTCTCCATTGTTTACAATCAAATCAACATAATCTTCATATTTTGTTCCAACTGTTGCTGAAATAGAATTATTTGACATCCATGCCCAACCTGGATTTTCTGAATCAAAAGAGTTTCTTTCAGGAAAAACATCTGGATTTTTTAAATTAATAAAATCTTTATCTCCAGAAGAACCTAATGCTAATGTTGCTGATCTACGAACATTTCCTGCAACAACACATGTTCCAATTAAATTAACAATATCTACTATTGCCCTAGAATCAAACTTTTCTTCAGTTCTACTACCAATAACTTTATTGATTTGTTCATGTAGTTTAATTAATGGTGCTGGACCCGATGCAACTCCACCAAAGCCTTTAATAGGTGCACCAAATGGTCTAATTAAATCATAATTAAATTTTTGTTTATGTTGTCCTGATCTAAGATATGAGTTTAATAATAATCTAACAGATTCTACCCAACCCTCTCTTGTATCTGGAATTTCATAAATATTTTCTTCGTCTAATGGTTTATAAATAGAAAATTCTTTTTCTTGTCCAACGGTATCAAAACCTACACCTATACCAAGCATCAAAGCATCCATTACCCATGCAAATAATGCTCCTGGATCATTTCTATCTAAGTCTTTTGTAGATACCATTGCACAATTTTGAAGTGCTGCTGAGTTTCTTTTTTCCATAGTCATAGGAGTTCCAAAAGCCCACATTCCACGACCTGGAGGGGTCCACTTAAGGTTAAACATACGATCATATGCTTCTTGGGCTGATTTTTGTGCTTTATAGTCATTCCAAGGCAATCTGTTTTCTTTTGCATGATTCTTTTGTACTGAATACATGCCTTCGATTACACGTTTACAAACCTCATACCATCTTTCTTTAGTTCCATTATCTTTTACTCTAGAATAAGTTCTAATAAAAGTTATTTCTCCTAATGAATTATTACCAGCGTCAACAAAACCAAATGGTGATGGTTTGATACTATACTTTTGTATGAAGTCTTCTGGAAGTTTGAAACTAAAAAATTCTGACATGTTTTATCTCCTATTGAATTGTAATTAGATAATTATAGCAGAGTTTTTGAAAAAGTAAAACACTGCTTGTTTTTTTATTGTGCGTTAGTGAAAAGACATTGCTGTATGTTTTTTTGGACTACAACGTTCACATAACACATATGTGTTTTTTGTATATGGACAAGTTGTACTTTTTATTTTATGTCCAAAAATTAAACAAAAAAGTTTTTTCAAGGTAGTGGAACCCAGTGTTGTAATTTATCTCCACTCATATGTGTAAGTGGGGAAATATCATAAGCAATAGTTATTCTTGGTTTATTAAATAACCAAGGCCCTATACCATGTGGATGACCAGTTTCAGATAAAATAGCCCTATTATTTTTATTAATATTTTCTACTGGCTTTGCATCGTGTCCACCAATTTTATAATAAGTAATAGATGGTTCAGCATCTACGCAATAATAGCCATGAAAATTAGGAGCACCTGTTCCACCTAAATGATCATGATAGTGTGTTGATTCATTTATTGCTGGATCTTCCATACCATCTGTATTAAACCAACCTTGAACCATATACGATTGTTTTGTATAATCAATTCCATAATATTCACATGCCTCTTTTGTCATATCTCTAAGTGCAGAAAAAAGTTTATGAATTTGTGGATTATAGCATTGAAAAATATTAAACTTTGTTCCTAGATTATGAACACCTTGCACAGTACTAGCAAACTCTTTAGATATTTTTGGATATACTCCAGCAAATAAATCTTTTTCTAGTTTTAATAAATATGCTGATAACTGTGTTAAATCATTATCAAGATATTTTTCAAAAAACCTATGAGGAAGTTTTGAATTTATCATATTAATGGAATCCAGTGTTGTTCGTGTTGTCTTCCAACATATTTTAATTCTTCTAGTGTCATAACATCGTATGCCACTGTAATTCTTGGACCATCCCAAGTCCAATCTCCTTGAGCATGTGGATGACCCATTTCAGAATATATAGCACGATTATCTATATTTTTATTTTCTACATCTTTACCAAAAACTCTATAATATGTTGTTGAAGGTTCTGCTTTTACACAGTAATATCCATGAAAATTATCTGGAGCACCAGTATGACCATGATCATGCCAATCTAACTTTCCTTTTTTAGCATAATTTATATTAAACCATCCCTGTAACATATATTTCTTTTTTTCAAAATCAATTTCATAATACTCACATGCTTCTTTAGCCATATCTTTAATATTTTTATATAACTCATATATACCTTCTATATGAAATTGAAAAACATTGTATTCTCTCCATTTAACAGTAGAAATACTACCAGACTCTACCCAAAAATCCTTATTGTTAACTGGAGTGATTCCGTCTAGTTCTACTTTTTCAATACTTTGATATCTATCGATTAGTTCATTTGCTAATAAATCTAAATCATTATTTAAATATCTTTCAAAAAATTTATGTGGCTTGGTTGATTCTTGAATACCACGTAATTCTGGTGGTGGACCTTGTCTCATTAGTTTTCCTATCTACTTACAACTATTGTAGCATATAGGATTTTTATTATTAATCTGGTATTTCTGAAGGAGAGTAGTCGTTATAATGAACTAGCCCACCTGCTATAACCAAACCAATTGGATATCTTCCAAAACTATAAACAGTTCTAGTTTCATTAATAACTTCAACATTATCTATTACAACTAATGAATCTCTTGTTATTATTTTATCTCCAGGCTTAATATCTCTTGATGAAATAAATTGATATAAACCATTTTTAACAACAAACATGTCTTCTAACAAAGAAAATCTCATATCTGGGTTATTATTAAATTGTACAGTTTCGTGAACAACTGTTGGTGTAATTTTTGTTACTTCTGCTTCTAACTCTCTATAGTTAGTTAAATTACCACTTTTTTTCCATAGAACAATTTTAAATAAATCTCCGACAGGCATTTCTTCAAATGCTTTTACTATCAACTTATCTCCAAGTTGAATATCTTTTGCTTTTTTATTTCCAGTTGTTGTAAGAACTGGGGCATCTTCGTCTACACAATATGTAGTTGGTGAAAAACCAAATACTCTGAATGGAGAGAATCCAAATACTCTAAAAGGTGAAAAACCAAAAACGTTGAATGGTGAGAAACCAAATACGTTAAATGGTGAGAAACCAAATACTGTAAAAGGTGAGAAACCAAACACACCAAACGGAACGAAAGAAAATGTTGTAGTAACTGATGCTGAGTAATCTGAAAATTCTGAATCACCATTAGCATTGGTTGCTTCAACTCTATATTGTTGTGATGTTCCTGCTTCTTGTGATACTGTTACGCTTGTTGAAGTTCCTGTGTTTCCTGATTTACCGTCGTTTGATTCCCAGTAATAGTTGGTAATTGCTTTTCCACCATTTGCTGGTGCACTCCACGAAACTTGATCTTGATCAGCGTTTGGAGATGATGCACTTGGTGCTGATGGTTTTGCTGGAACTGTTGTTGCTGTAATAGAATTAGAAACTTCAGATGATCCAGATGTTCCATATTGATTGGTTGCGGTAACTGTAAAAGTATAAGATGTATCAGATTGTAAACCTGTTACTGTGATTGGAGATGAAGATCCAGTTGCTGTATAATTTCCTGGATTTGATGTAACTGTAAAAGAATCTGCAGCGTACGTAGGGTCTGCTGTAAATGTTACTGTTGCTGCACCATTATTAAATGGTCTGGCTGTTCCAACATCAGTTGCTGTGCCAATTGTTGGTGCTTTTGGCATAAGAAAGTCATTTGCACCTTGTGATTTCTTACCACTCTTTTTACCTACTGCCATCTTATCTCCTTGTTTCTTTTATTATACCAAGTCTTTATGCAGACAAATCTCCGTATACTACCCAGGTATTTTCTGCTCTCTTAAATAATGTTGCTGAAGACCATTGTGCTCTTAATTTTAATCCAGGTGTAGCATTTACTGTTACTCCTGATGCTCCTGCAATTGTTACTTGACCTGCACCTGTTTGTAGAATATCTAAAGATGTTCCTATTGGAAACGCTACTGCACTATTAAGTGGAATTGTTACTGTTGTTGCACTGGCATTAGACATTTCAATCAAAGAATCTCTTTCGGTTAATGCTGACAGAGTGTAACTTGCTGTTTTTTGTATAATTGGAGTTCTTGAAGGAACACCCTCTTTTGTTTGAGATCCATCTGTAAATGTTACACCAGAAGCAGAAACTACTGTATTTCCAGTTACTGTTATATCTGCTACGAACAAATCGTTTAATTCTAAGTCATCTAATAAGGCTTGTCCAAAGTCAACTGTTGTTGTTGGTTCTGTACCATATCCTTCAAAAAATTTCCATCTATCTGCTGATACGTCTCTTACGATACCAGCGTGTAAGTTTGATCCATTATTATAAGCAACTACCAAACCTAAGTCAACTGTATTTGCTGGATTTTCATGAGCAAGTTGAACCATATTATCTTCAATTGTTATAGATGTTGCACTAGCAGCAAAAGAATTACCATTTACTGTTATGTCGTTATCTACAACTAAATTTCCGTTAATTGTTAGGCTACCAGTTAATGTTTGAGTATTTGCATCAGTTAATACAATCTTTGTTGTATCTGCAATACCGTGAACATTTGAAGTATCAAGATTGTGATCTTCTATTTGTGAAGCAGCATTTGACACAGCGTTTGAAAAAACATTTGCTGATTTTTCGTCTACGTATGTTGTTGTTGATAATGCTAAAGTGTTTGATATACCATGAACATTTGCTGTATCATCTAAATGTGTTTGAATTTCTCCATCAACATATGTGATTGTTGCTAATGCTAAGGTATTTGCTATACCGTGAACACTATCTGTTTCAAGATTATGATTTGAAACAGCATCGTCTGCATATGCTTCTAAATCTGTTATTGCATTTGCTATAGATTGTGAAAGAGAATCTTCTACTCCATCAGTATATGATTGTGCATTTCCTAAAGTAAAGGCAGCAACGTTATCTGTATATGCTTCTGATGTTGTTATAGCATTTGCTATTTCACCTTGTAGGCTAGATACAGCATTTGCAAGATTATTAGCAGTTAATTCTTCTGCTAGGTCTAATTGATCTGAAATATTATTTGAAAGTATATTTATGTTATTATCTGTATAATCATTGGCAGCATCTAAACTAGTATTAATAGAATTTGATATTGTTAAGAAAAATTCTCCATCGTTATTTAATGCGTTTGCTAATTCAGCAAGGGTATCTAGTATAAGTGGTGCATTATTTGTTATATCTGCTATAGCATTTGAAACTAAATTTGTTACATCTGAACTTCTAGCAATATTATTTGAAATCTGTGCATCTGGAATTAAATTACTTCCGTCTAATGTGGCAACACCATTAGCAGAACCTTTTTCGGTTAATAAAATATAATCGTCTAAACTTCCGCCTAGATCTTCTAAATTCTTAAAGTATGATAGGTCGTCCCAGTTACTGGTACCGTCTCCAATTTTAAATTGTCCTGTGTCGGTTTCAAAACCAATTTCACCTGCACCTAATACTGGATTTGCGTTGGCCCATTGAGCCTCTGTTCCTCTGCGTTGGAGCATTCTTGTTGCCATTTTTTATTTTCTCCTATAGGAAATTACCTATTTCTTTTTATATTATAACTTATTTTTTAATTATATTCATCACTTGGTGTTCCACCATCAAACACTGTAGCCCATGTATTAGAAAATGGTGTTCCGCCACTTAGTGTTGATATTTGTGGATCATTATATTGTGCTGAATCCCAAAAAATAGTTGTAATTCTTCCGTCTCCATCAATTGCTTCATCATGAATGTGATCTGGAATATTTTGAACATCATTGCTTGTTGCAATTGTATACCAATCACCTTCATAATAAATTTTTAATCTTTCAACGAAAGTGTCAAACCACATATCACCATTGTCTGGTGAAGAAGGGGCAGTATTGCCAACAGGAGTTGATCCTGCAACAGCATCGACATAGTCTTTAGTAGCAGCGTGGTCACCTAATGTTGGTGTTGCAACTGTTACAGTGCCACCAAACGAACCTCCGTTTGTTACGTATAACCCATTTTTGACTTTGAAGTCTTTATTAAATGTAGTCATTTACTGCCCCCTATTTTTTTTATTAAGTTATGCTAACAAAGTTCCAACAACTGTAACTGTGCTGTTATTATTTGCTGTTGTTGCTAATAAGCGAACATTTCCAGAGTTAATATCTGCACTAATTGATGCTGCTGAACCATTTGTTCCAACAATTGCATATTCTGTGATTGCAATGTTGTCTGATGTATCAAGAGTTAATAAAACTTTTGAAACTTCAGTGTGTGTTGAGTAAGCAACCTTAACCAAAAATTCTGCTGATCTGTAATCTGCTTTTGGCCAAGAGAATGCTGTTTGAACTCCTGCTGTAGGTGCACTCAATGTTGCTGCAACTACTTTTGCAAGACTATCAATCTCTACTTCTGTAAAATTAGGAACAACTGCTTCTAAAGCATCTACTGCACGTTGGTCAGTAAAGTATAGATTGGTTGTACCTTCTGCTAAATCATCAGTATCTGAGTCAGCAACACCGTTTTCTGCGGTAATTACCAATCCTGCAGAGTTACCTGTGATTGTAATATTTGTTAATGTTGCATTTGTCAACAAATCTGCTGCAGAAGACTTAGCACGAGCATCTGTGAAGTATTCGTTGCTTGTTCCTTCTTCAATATCATCTGTTGTTAATGCTCCAATTTCTGTATCTGTGTAAGATACTGCGTTAGAGTATGCATTTGCTGCTGCTCCTGCTGCGTCATAGTTTGTTGCCAAACCATCTGCATAAGATTGTGCGTTTGATAAAGCATTTGCTGCTGCTGAATCTGCATAATCTTCAGCGTCTGCTAAGGCATTTGCTGCAGATCCTAGTGGATCATAACTTCCAGTAAAGGAAATTGTATTTCCTGTAATGCTAATATCTGTTCCTGCTGTTAATGCATTTTGTTTTTCTGCAATTAAATTAGTTACAGTTCCAACAAAGTTTGCATCATCACCAATTGCTGCTGCAATTTCATTAAGTGTATCTAATAATGCTGGTGCACTATCTACTAACGCTGCAATTGCATTATCTGTATAATCTTCTGAATAAGATATTGCATTTGAGTAAGCATTTGCTGCTAAACCTGCTGCATCGTAATTAATTGCTAATCCATCTGCGTAATTTTCTGCTGCTGATTGAGCATTTGCTGCTGCACTATCTGCATAAGATTGTGCGTTTGATAAAGCATTTGCTGCTGCACTATCTGCATAAGATTGTGCGTTTGATAAAGCGTTTGCTGTTGCACTATCTGCATAATCTTCTGCATCTGCTAAAGCGTTTGCAGCAGAACCTGCTGGATCGTACATACCAGAAAGTGCATCTTGTGCTCTTTGATTTGTAAAATATTTATTTGTTGTACCTTCATCTAAATCATCTGTATCGAAGTTTGAGATGTCTGATACTTGACCAGTTACATCACCAACAAGATCTGCTGTGATTACGTTTGCAGAAAAGTTTGCACTTCCGTCACGTAATACAACAGTGTTTGCTGTTGCGTTTGCGGTTGCTGATCCACCAATAAGACCAATAATATAATTTTGGTCATCTTGCTTCTTTGTAAGAACGTCGTAGCCACCAATGGTACCTGTGGAACCTTCAACGACCAGACCATTCTTAATCTTGAAGTTCTTTGCTATTGTTGCCATCTATATCTTCTCCTTATGCCTTAAGTCCTATACGTGCGTAACGTACAGTGACTGGCTTTATAATTGCGTCTGGTGTTACAGTTAAAGCAACTGTATCTCCAGCCCTTGAGACGCTTATGGTGCCAATATTCCCATCATTGTCTATCGTTCCGTATTCGCTAACGTTTATATTTGTTCCGTCAACTAATATGGTTAACTCTGTTGCGTAAAAGTAATTATCTCCTTGCGTGGTTTTTGCAATAGAAATTATGTACTTTACCATTCTCCACTCTGCTGCACTAAAACTATCAATTACTGTAACATTTTCAATTCCTGTAATAGTGTTGTCATTATTTCCAAATGTTCCCAGTCTAGTAGCCTGAGCAGCCGTGGTATCAATTAAATCTTCGTAATCCTGTTGAGATGGCCTATCGCCTGTCTCGTATCTGGATTTTACTGTTGAAATGGATACTTGTGCCATGTTTAGATTATAACACATTTTTAACTAAAAAATGTTATTATCTAAATATATAACTTCCTATATGAACTACTTTAACATAAGGTGCAACGTATACTGTTCCACCAAGTTCTCTCCAAAGTGTACAAAAAAAATAATCTTCAGATAAAAGTCTTTCTTCTTTAGGATCTACCTGTGTTTTCCAAAAATCATGTATATACTCACCTTTTTTAATTCCACCTAAATCTAATTGATCGCTTTTATATTTTCCAACATGTTCTTTCATCTTTTCAAAAACATTACGTTTAATCAACATCATTCCAGTTCCAACATTTTTTACTTTTAAAAGTTGTTTTGGGTTTTCTGCAACCTGTTTTAAGTCTTCTGAATTTATTAAATTTATATTTACGTAAGCACCATATCTACTTAGATCTTCTTTTTTTGATTCTGCTGCTTTTTGAATATTTTTCCAATTAATTGCTTTCATTGGAACGGCAGCACCAACTAAATCAACATCCTCTTTTATCATTTCTATAACATGATCAGAGTTAAACCCTTCATCCCCATCTACAAACAATAAATAATCACAATCAGATCTTAAGAATATTTCAGTCAATGTATTTCTTGCCCTATTTATAAGTGATTCATTATACAAATCATTAAAACTAACCCTATATCCCTGGGTAGTTAATTTTAAAACCAAACTTAATATACTTTTTGTAAACATACCACTACATTGACCACCATACATAGGGGTTGCTATAAATATTTTTGGTTTTTTATCCATAGGTATATTCTACATTATGTAGTTGCTATATCCAATAACTTGTAGTGGGATTGGGGGGACATTATTTGGACCATACCCAGGAACTTTTATATTAGTAAATCTAATTCTAAATGGAAGCCTGTATTCTATTTCTACCGTTATTGGTTTGTATATAACTTTAGCAGTTTTTACTTTATCAGTATCAATTGTTTTTACTTTATGCTTTATATCGTCAAAAATTATTGCTGTTGCCATTAGTCAGTTACATCTTCAAGAATTATCATACTACCCTGAGCAACTGTCCATACAATTTCTGATGTTGATAATTCTATATCAAATATATCTCCAGTTTCTAATTGAACTGATTCCTCTGCTGTAAGTCCTACTGTAAATTCTCCTGCTAAATCATCTGCATCTGCCGCAGGTGTTAAAGTTAAGATAACTGTAGCATCATCAGTAATTTTACCTAGGTTTTCAGTACTATTTGGTCTTTTAATTTTCATAGCAATATCCCAGTCTGGAATATTTAATGGTTGTTCTTCATCATCAGTTACATAAACCTTAAATCCAGAAGTATCTCCACGAACTACAGTCCATTCAACTGTTGGTGGTTTTAAACCTACTTCATAAAAAGATTTTGCAGAATTTCTTAAAATTGCCATATGGTAATTATATCATCTTATTGATTTTAAGATTATGATAAACCGTTTTTTAATGCTCCCCAGGTACCATTACCTTTAGCAGTAACTACAAGAACTCCATTAGATGCATCTGCATAAGCACAAACTGCTACTGCACCAGCACCACTGGCTGGTCTAACATTTGTTAATCCTCCACCAGTTTTTACATATAAAATATCACCAGCAACAAATTCAGATGTGTTGACGTCTGGCAATACTCCAGATACAACACAAATTCCTTGTGAATTATTTGATGTTGTTGATTTTAACAATCCTAATATTGGTGCTGTTGTTGATGGAATTGCTTTATCAACGGTAGTTAAATCTTGTTCAGTATTGTGACCATTAATAAATACAGGAGATCCTGCTGCTATTGATCCACCAGATGTATTTATTACATCTAACTTCATGTAAGATAATCCAAGTCCAGCAAGAGTGCTATCTAATGAATTTGCTAAAGATGCAATATCTCCGTGAACATTTACACTATCATCAACTTGTGGATAGGGTAAATTATATATGCTAGATTGTCCTGTTGCCATAGAAATATTATATCATTTTAAATAATTTTTTGTATTATCTTACTAAAATATAATACATATATTTGACATAAGGGTAAATTAATGTTATACTTGATATATGACACCAACCAAGGTGTCATGTTTTTCTTAGGAGGAAAACTATGAAAAAAGATAAAACATTTTTAATAGGAATACTCGCAAGTGTGGTCGCATTATCAGTTAGTTTTAACATAGCAAATGCTAAGGCTATTGAAAGTACGCCCAAAAAAGAAGATTTTGCAAGATATACCGCTCAAGCGGTTTTTTTGCTTTCTGTAGAGAATAATGATCACTACACAGAAGAAGATATTAAAGTGCTATCTAAGTATGAAGATCATGTTCAATTTAATGATTTAGAACTTAAAGAGTTTTTAGGTGCTTGTGGATTTAAGGGTCGTAGACTTATGGAAGCATGGGCTATAGTTAAAAAAGAGTCTATGGGAAACGCCTTAAGTTTTAATGGTAATTCTAAAACTGGAGATAAATCATATGGATTGTTTCAAATTAATATGATTGGAGACCTTAATGCTGACAGAAAAGAAAAATATGATTTAGATTATGCCAGTCAGTTATTAAATCCAGTTATAAATTGTCAAGTTGCATATTTAATGAGTAAAAATGGAGAAAACTGGGGACCTTGGAAGGGTTTAACTTCTAGAACTAGAGAATTTATGTATAAATTTCCAAAAGATTAATCTATTGGATAAGCATTATATACAAATAAAGAATCTGCCACTATAAGACCAAATGGTTCTCTTATAAAATCATAAACTTTTCTTTTTTCTTGTATAATTTCTATTTTTTCAACATAGTATAATTCACTATCATTTATCTGTTCTTTATTTCTAACTATTTGATCATTTTTCTTTAATTCAGATGAAACAATAAAAATTAATTTATTATCTCTTAAAACTAAAATATCTTCTTGAGTAGAAAATCTTTTAAATTTATCTCCATTAACAATAACTGTTTCAAATACTTCTGTTTCTTTAATATTTTTTATTTCAGCAACAAGATCTTCATATTCAATATTAGTTTCAGAATTCCATTCTCTAATACCTTCGTGATTTGTAAGTGGAATATTTTTAAAATATTTAACTATTAACTTATCATCCATTGTTATATCTTTTGCTAAAATATAACCTTTTTCTGTTAAAACAGGGGTGTCTTGGTCTATACAATATGGAGTAAAACTATATGTTACTGGTGAGAACCCAAATACTCTAAAAGGTGAAAATCCAAAAACGTTAAATGGAGAAAAACCAAAAACATTAAAAGGAGAAAACCCAAAAACATTAAAAGGAGAAAATCCGAATACTGTAAATGGTGAAAATCCAAATACTCCAAATGGCACAAAACTAAATTGTCTAACTGTTAAATCAACTGGGGTTTCATAATCTGCTGGTGTGGTAACTGCTGGAACTTGTTCAACAATTTTTCCATCATTTTCTAATTCTGTTGGTTCACCAGAAACAGATGTAACAACATTTCCTAGAGTAAAACCTTCTGAAACAACGTCTGATTGAGCCTGTGCACTTGTTCTTCCAATAAAGTTAGGAACTAGTTTCATTCCTTTGGCTATAACATATTTGACTAATTTTCCAAACATTATATTATCCTATGCTATCAAATCGCCAACTAGAAGCCAGGTATTTGTGTCAAACTTAAACAAAGATACACCAGAATATCTTGCTGCAATAGACTTATTTCCATTTTTACTATTCAAAGTAACTCCAGTATCTGGAACAAATGTAACGGAGCCAGTGTTCATTCTAAAAAAATCTATTTCTGATCCAATTGGAAAAGCAACACTTGAGTTAGGTGGAATAGTTACTGTCCATGTTGTTGTAGAATCAAATGTTAATGTTTGACCAATATTATCTAAACTTAAATTCCAATTTTGTGTTGGAGCAGTTGTTTGTTTATTAAATGTTACCAATCCGCCATAAGATATCCATTGACTTCCATTATAAAATTGTAAATCGTTTACTGCTGATCCACCAGAATCTTGTCTAATAAAACATATAGTTCCTCTAACTGGAGAAGATAATGCTGAATCTCTTGCTGCAGGATTTAAATAATTGTTTATTCCAGCCTTTGCTGTAATTACTGCATTGATATCTGAAAATGTAACATTGTTTTGAAATTCATGTGTTCCTGACCAAATATAATTTGATGTAGTGTTTGTATTTCCACCAATTGCATAAAAAGTATCTGTATCTTGATCGTAAACATATGCTACTTTTCCATCAGTATTGAATGTTGTCATGATGCACTAATCCCTATAGCCTTTAATTCTTCTTCTGTTAAACCTAATGCAACTAATTTAGCAATTGCAATTTCTTTTAAAATAGTATTATCACTCATTATGCACCTATCGTATCCCATTCTTCTGTTGCACTATTATATATTTTCATTTCAAGTGGACTTGATCCTTTTACTACCCACAATGTTCCATCAGTAGGGTTTGATGGTTCAATTGCTGTATAAATTGCAGTTGGATTACTTGGTGTATTTCCTGGTTCTGAATCAACATCTAACCACAACAAACCTTCTTGAAGTGTTGTTGGCTGTGTATTTGAAACTATAGATCCAGTTCCCAACGCTTCTAATGCATCTATAGAATCTTGAATATTTTTTAAATGATATGCTATGGATGGATTTACTAATGCAGCAGTATTGCTATTTGTTTCATCGTAAGAACTAGATCCGTAATGATATGTTCTAAGGGCAGATTGAATATCTGCGGCATCCTCATATCCTGGAACCTTAGTAGAATATATATTTCCTATGCTAACATCAGCCATTTATCATCACCAACCTCATTATACCACGATAGATATTGCAAAATGAACTGTTTTCACACCACTTAAATTTTGCCAAGCGGAACCAGTATACTCAATAGCATTAACAGTTACTGGAATTACTTGTAAACCACTTATTGGATCATTAATAAATGAACCAATTTCTATAGATGATGAAATTGGATTTTCATTTGGAATATTATAGGTTATATTAAAATTAGCACTTGTTAGAGTTTGAGAAGTTTCTTCATCAACTATATAACTTACAGGAATATTAAAAACTTTAGATCCATCTACAAAAGTTCCAGTTAATATTTTATTATATTGTATTGGATTTAATTTTATTATTGGATACCATTGAAAACCTTCTGCACCATCAGAGTTATATTGGTATATATAAGAATATTCATTATCTGTTTTTAAAACATTTACACAAAGATCTTTTGCTTTTGGTGTTTGACCTACTAAATTGGTATTTGGATTTCCTACTGAAACGTAAAATAAACTTCCACGTTCTCCCTCTGGTCCAAAATCGACTTCAACATTTACAGAACTTGGTCCACTTAAAACTAATAATTCGTCTGTTGTTAAAACTACTTCAGCCATTATGCACCTGTTACATCTGCTGTTACTGTTATCGTTCCTTTAAGAAGAGTGTAAACAAGTTCAGATCCATTTGAAATTTGAACATCATAATAGTATGTTGTACCAGCAACTAATTGTCTTCCTATTGCTGGAAGTATTTTACATGTAATTTTAGTTTTTGCAGAATCTATAGATGCTGATCCACCTACAGAAAAACTTGGACTTGGGCCAACTGAAGATGCTATAGTAAATGTTGATGTGTATCCTGTTAAATCAAAGGTATTTCCTGAAGCATCTTTTGGGTAAATAATAAAATCATAGGTATCACCTTCGTAGTAATTAATGTTATATGTGCCTGGAAATGCCATAGATCCTCCTGTTTTATTATATCATGTTATGACACTGAGATATACATGCTTTTTAATAAATAAGAGGCATCATAATCTGATTTAATATAAGCATTACAGTAGTTAAACCACATATCTTTATTTTCAACATAAATGGTTTGATCAAAACTTATATCATATATTCCTTGATATTTAAAATATCCTAATTGACCAAGGTTTGACTTATCTAATTCTTGATAAACTGTTGCAATCCATACCTCTGTATGATTTACTAATATTTCTAGTTGTATGTTATAGGTAACTTTTACTACAGAACCAATTTCTAAGCCTCTAAATGTAAAAGATCTTGTTTCTTCGTTATATAAGGCATTACATCCTTTTGGTAAAAAATTATGATTTTTTTTAATACTGTGTTTGTCAATTAATAATTGATGCCATCCATTTTCTCCTCTATTGGGATTTATTGTATGTATCCTACTAGATGTATTATGATAACTAGCCCATCCAAGTTGTTGGTTATAGGTAGAACCTAGTCCCTCTTTTCCATCTTTACCATCTTTTCCATCTTTTCCATCAATACCATTTTTTCCATCTTTTCCTTTTGGTCCTGGATCACCTTTTGGTCCTTGTGGACCTTCTGGTCCCCTATCACCTTTTGGTCCTACTAAACCTTGTTCTCCTTGAGGTCCTGGTACTGGCAAGAATTGTAGTTGTGGTTGATTTTCATCTGAATAAATTTTTGGTTTTTCTTTTTCTTGAATAGGAAAACCCATACTTCGTGTTATTGGCACGGAATAACCTCCTATTTATTTATTTTTATAATTTTAGATTCGCCTTTTGAATCTGTAATTTTTATAACAGAAGGCAAATCGTTTTTTACATTAGAGATTTTTATTACTGGCATTATAAACTTCCACTGACATCACCAAGTACGGTAATAGTACCTACTACTGGTGTCCATACTGTGTCATCAATTGTTACTTGTAAATCAAACATTAATTCTGCAACGGTAGATCTGTAAGTTGTGCCCCAATAAGCACTCAAATCAGGATCAATTTTAATCTGTACATATCCAGAGCCTGCTACTACCGTCAAAGGGTCTAATATATCGGTTTTTGGGTCATATGCAGATGCTTCAAATTGCCACCCAGTAGTATCATAATTACTTGTTTCATCATTATTTAAAAAATCAATTCTTATCATAGATGAGTCGCCACGAACTACATTCCATTTTAAAGAAGCAGGGTCAGATCCGAATTTTTCTACTACGGTGCACATAGTCACATTATATCATTTTATATAATTTAAAATCTAACACCCAGATACTGTGGGTATAAGAAGTAACCCAGGTGCTAGACAGTAAAAGTATATCATACCAGGAAAATATTAATTGTGGATAAGTTGTTAATAAAAAATTAATCAAATTGTTATAAAGGTTTATGAATAAAATGTTATACAACCAGAGAATTGATGTGTATAATTGATATATATATTATATATAATAAATATCTTAATACCTTAATATACCTTATATCTTAAATATATTATATATATTATATATTAGAGGAAAAATTATTTTTTACGCCTAGAAGGTTTTTCAGAATTCGACATTAAGAAGTCGTACATAATTTCTACCTTTTGCTCCAGGCGATTTACTTGGTCTTTGAGTGAGGATCCTGAGTTTGGACGTAGTTCGCTTAAATAATGTTTAACCATCCATCTTATTCCTAAAGCGATAGATCCTATTATGGATAATACACTCACGATAACTTCGGCAGCCATTTTTATTTCCATGGTAAGTAAATTATAACAGCGTTTTGCATTTTTTGAAACGGTATTTACGTCGACGACAAATAGAAATAACAAACCTCAATATAGACAAACTATGCATGAAACATGCTACAATGTCTAAGGGTATAGGTTATATTCTACATATACGCTATAATATAAATAACAACCTAGAAGGGGTATAAACAATGTACAGAGAAGAAATCGTACAACTCATGTGTGACACTGTTAATAACTATAACAGAAGTCTTGTTGATGCTGGTGCAATTACTAGCCAAGAAATGGAAGCATTCATTGAACAAGGTGCAGAACAACTAAAGTATATGAATGGCTTGTTACATGATGTGTTAAAAGACAATGGTGTTATTCAGTAAATGGAATGGCCAAAGAAAGATAAACCTTATTTTGATTTAGAGCCACAAATAATCCCCGATTTTTTTACGAAATCTGAATATGATGGTTTGTATGAATTAATCAAAAAATCAGATATTGGTAAAGATCAAAAAAATGAACCAATGGGATATTTTGCAAGAAACATTGATATGAGTGATCAAATTTATCCTTCTATCATGTTAGACAAAATTAATAAAGTTTATCATTTGGATAGCGATCCAAGTAAACATATGTATATTTATAATAGATATACTTGGCAAACTGGAAATCCACCAACACTAAAACCACACTTTGATACCATGATTGAGTATGGGTCAATTACTTTAACAATTATTTTGAACACAACACTTGATTGGAATATTGTTGCTGAAGATAAAGAATTTGAAATTAAATCAAATCAAGCATTTTTATTTTCTGGAACACATCATTTACATTGGAGACCAAAGATAGAATTTGGTCCATTTGATCATTATGATTTTTTGCTTTGTCAATTTATAGATAAGAATCCAGTAACACTAGATACTGTTTATTGGGAGCAAATGGTTAAAAATAGAGCAGAAAAAAGTACTCATTGGTGGAGAGAGTATGAGGCTAAGTAAATATACAAACCTTCATGCCAAACTACTAAAAAATATTTTTTTAGAAGATGAATATGAAAGTTTATATCAGCAAGTAGAAAAATATGGTCGTATAGAAGAATACGTAAGAGTTATTCCAGAATTAGGATATACATCTACTGGGGTTTTTCTTAATTCAAAAGTTAGAAGTGCTTTAGTTAGAAAAATAGAAAAAGAATTAAATATTAAAGTTAAAGAAGTATCAACACACTATGCTAGATATTCTTTACAATCAGGTCACAAACCTTTACTTATGCCACATTATGATAGGGCTTTAACTAAGGCTATGTATTCACTTGCTATAGTGTTAGATACTAGTTTTAATTGGGAAATATATGTTGAGGGTGATAAATTTGTACCCCGAAAAAATGATGGAGTGTTATTTTCAGGATCTCATCAGGTTCATTGGAGACCAGATATTGAGTTTAAGGAAAATGACTATTATGATATATTGGTTTGCCAATTTGAAGAAGATACAGAAGAAGACTTGACTTTAAGTGAAGAACATCTTGAAATGATGAATGAAAGAAATGGCAGATGGTGTCTTGAATGGGAAAGACTTTACGATGTTGAAACATATAATAAAAAGATGGGCTATAATGATTAAGAGGATAGGATAAATATGGAAACAACATTACCAGCATTAGACCCAAAATGGAAAGCACATCACGTAGAGCCTGCTAAACCAAATCATTTTTTAGAACCAAATTTTTTTACTGCTGAAGAATACGGTCAAATTTATGATGTTGTTGTAAAAACCATGCAAAGAGGAATTGATGAAGCAGGAGATCAATGGGCTTTCTTTTTACAAATTTCAAATAACGGATTTTATATTTTAAATGAAACAGAAGATGGAAAAGTAAAGTACCCAGAATCAATTAAAGATAAGATTAAAGAAAAAATGGAATCATTGGTTGGTGAGCCAGTTCGTGATCCAGGAGTTTTCTTTGCTAGATATACCAAAGATGCTGGATGGCCTAGCCTAATGCCACATTGTGATAAACACCATGACAGAATGCATGTTACTAATACAATTCAACTTAACAAAACAGTTGATTGGGATTTTTACGTAGAAGATACTTTATATCAAACCAATAGCAATGATGCAGTATGGTTCTCTGGATCTCACCATGTACATTTTAGACCAGATTCTAATTTTGAAGAAGGAGACTATTATGATATCTTTTTAGTTTCCTCACAAAGAATTGCTGATGAAAAAAATCCATTAGATAAAAACTGGTTCGATACTCAAGAAAAATTATGTGGACATTTTTCTAATGTAAGATATAAACATTTATTTGAAAAAACTTTAAAGAAACAATACGAAGTAGACGGCTGTCAATAAAATCTGAAAAATTTTTTAATTTGGGTTTTCTTCTTTGTCTTCCCATAATTTAAGTTGACCTATACAATCAGTATCATATACACAACAATCACAACTTATAACTTCAAAATTTTCATTATATACGATATTAGTCATTTTTACCAAACAATATAAATAAAACTGTAACAAAACCAACTGAGTAAACTATACCAAACCATACAAGATCTTTATTGGTTCTCATGCCTATAGTATATCTTATAATTTAAATATCCCCAACGTGCCAAGGCAGAGGATGGGGACTTAACAAGCAGATCTCAAGAATCATGTTCTTTGATAGACCCACAGGCTGATCAGATTTCTATTATATATCATATTTAACAAAAATCTGAATATTTTGTTCAGATGTATGATGCACATTTTAAAAAAATAAAAACAAAAAAAATAGTGAGCACTTTTTTAGCACTCACTACACACCCCTATTGATTTTTAAATATAACCCTCATTTTTTAAACAAGGGAACACAACACTAATTTCGCCATTTGCGTCGTATTCTTCCCAGCCACCATTGTTATAGATTGCAGTAATCGCTCTGTCTGTAATCTCGCCTTCACCATATAAAAATGTGTCTGCAAGTATTTTTGCTGTATATTTATCTGTGCAGTTGTGGTCTGTAAAATACTTTTGCACAATTAGCACAGCACAGATTGTAAAAACTATTGTCCATGCAACTAGTCTTAAGTTTTTTCCTCGTTGCGTTAATTTCATTTAACCTCTACCTCTCTTAGGTCTGCACCTTGATTTAATGCTTCTTGAATTAACTCTATGGCTTGTTCCCATGAGTTGATGTGATAGATAAAGGGGACATCTAGTCCGTCACTTAGTCTGGTTGTTAGTGAGATATTCATTTATTTACCTGCCTCTATTTCGTATGCTAACTCTCTTGTAATTATAGCCTCTTGCTCTGACACCCATTTGTCATGTTCGTATTGCCAAACCTTAGCATTTGATTTGTCTAGCATTTGTTTTAATTGCTCGTCGCTAATATGTGCATAAACAAAACCTAGTAAGTCGTATAGCCATAGTTTGCTATTGCTCTCTATGTCGTGATTGTTTAGAGTCATAAAATTCGTCTCTAATTCTTGTATCATGTTTAATTTATTCATTTAATTTACCTTTCTACTTTTGTAGTTAATGTTAAATATCCTACACTATTGTCATCAAATGTCAATTCGTAGGCATAGGCATTTAGCCCTTTCATTTTGGTAATAATACCCTCGTGGTTAGGGGTAGATAGGTAGCCCATGCTACCATAATGAGAATATAATTTGACATATTCGCCAATTTTAACTTTATCTTTTAATTTCATTTAATTTACCTTTCTAAGTAATTCGTTGAGGGTCTTATTTGCTAGGCTCACCCTTTCGGTTTATTTGCTAGGCTCATACCCTCTATTTAGTTATATTCTTAACCTATCAGATACCTCTGACAAA